ATGTCTGATATCGATTTAGTAAAACGACTTGCTGAGGAGTCGCAAAATTTAATCGCTGCACAGAAAAATTACGATTCAGCTAAGAGTGCAGTGTTATCTTGGCTTGAGCGGGATATGGAACGTAGTGAAGGTAGCGGTGCGCAGGAAGCCCGTCGTGAAGGCCATTACGAAAACCTTTGTCAAGAAGAGAGTGGCGCATTGTGCGCTTTAAACAATCAAAAAGAAACTGTAAGAAAAGTGGCCGAGCAGCTTTTCCATAAATAAACATTATCTCCCCAGCACAGGCCGCTTTCGCGGCCTTGCAATATTAAATGTCACCTGACCCGAAGTAAATCACTGAACCTTGTGGTATACCGAGGCGATAGCATTTCTCGCTTCATCTGCCAGGTAGTCTGAATCCCCTGCCCTGCAAAATACAGCGTACCCCTACCATCCTTCGCATTGAGATGATCGAGTACTTCCATGAGCTTTTCACTGTTCTTCCATGGCGCGTTGTCGTCGAAGAGGTTGAGCTGCGCTACGCCCTGGCTGTAGAAATCTCCCAGCATTACTCCTGCTTTCTGGTAGCGATGCCCGTCTCGCCAGATTGCATCGAGGCATTTTATCGCCGCGGTGATAATGTCCCGGCTATCCTGGGTCGGTGTAAGCAGCTTTACTGATGCATTGTTTCCGTAGTATGGCTCGTTAAGCGCAAAGGGGCTGGTTTTGACGAACGCTGAGATGAACCGACAATATTGATGCTCGCCACGGAGTTTCTCCGCTGCGCGGGACGCATAGCTGCATATAGCCTGCCTCATCTCATGGTATTCCGTGATACGACCGCCGAACGAACGGCTGCACACGATTTCCTGCTTTACCGGTGCGAACTCCTCCAGCCCGAGGCATGTTTCGCCTCGCAGCTCCCGCACGGTTCGCTCCAGAACCACATTAAAATGCTTCCGGATAAAACGGATATCGGTATCAGCCAGTTGAAGCACTGTTTTAATGCCCATTGCCTCCAGTTTTTTACTGATGCGGCGCCCGACTCCCCAGACCTCATCCACCGGAAGCAAAGCCATCAATTTTCTCTGCCTTTCCAGATTAGACAGATCCACCACTCCTCCGGTCTGCCGCTGCCACTGTTTCGCCGCGTGATTGGCCAGCTTTGCCAGGGTTTTAGTCTGGGCTATGCCGACACCGACCGTGAGGTGCGTCCTGCGCAGAACCGTCTCGCGAATTTCCCTGCCAAAGTCGGTAAGGTCGCGACAGTTACGAACACCAGTAAGATCGCAAAAAGCCTCATCAATACTGTAAATTTCGCAGCGTGGAGAGAGTTCCTCCAGCGTTGTCATCACTCGGTTGGACATATCGGCATAAAGCTCATAGTTGCTGCTAAACGCGATAATACCGTGCCGGCGAAACATGTCCTTTTGCTTGAAATAAGGCTCACCCATTTTGACGAAGGGCTTAGCCTCTTGCGAACGGGCGATCACGCAGCCGTCGTTGTTTGACAGGACGACCACCGGCCGCCCCTTCAGGTCAGGACGAAATACGGTCTCGCACGATGCGTAAAATGAGTTCACATCGCAAAGTGCAAACATTTCAGCCAGCCGATTTAATGATGTACGTAACCACCCCGAACACATCGAGAGTATCCTCGCTACCGACGACTATCGGCGAATATGCAGGGTTCATTGGGTTAAGCTGAACCCGCGGATGCAGCTGCAGCTTCTTAACGGTGAATTCCCCATCCACTGCAGCGATAACGATATCGCCATGAACTGCTGTCCTTGAGCTATCCACAACAAGAAGATCACCTTCCCCTATGCCGGCATCCTTCATGCTGTCGCCGGCGGCTTTGACAAAATACGTCGCACTGGGGTGGTTAACGAGCAACTCGTTCAGATCGATACGTTGCTCAACGTAGTCCTGCGCAGGACTTGGAAAACCACATTGCACAAGGTCGCTGTACAACGGGAGCAGCATGATCTGACGTAACTCAACGGGAGTGTAGAACTGCATAATAGTCTCGCTCACATTAACACTGTTTTTATATACAGTAGTTTTAACAGGGCGACATATCAATATAGGCTCTGGCTATCAATTTACGCCATTGACGTAACACATTGATGTAACGAGTAAGGTTAGTCTGAAAGTGTTTTCAGGCCTTAGCTGTTTGATGGTTTTGCGAACAATGCGAGATTAAAATTTTTCAGCTATGGCAATGCCTTCATAGCAAATTGTTCACCTGCGATCTCTTGCATACGGTTCGCAGGTGAGCAAACTTAACCGGCTGGAAAATATTTATAAATCGTCTTCACCCCCTCCTATCACATAGGCCGCCGATCCAATGTTTTAACTGCTCAGACCAGAAATATCTGGAAGCTTTAGGCATATTCCTGGAAGATAGATGAGCGCAAAGACGCACACAGCAATGATGTTATGTAGTATTTTCCCCTTGAGTGTGCCTGCTCAGGGGGATTTTTTATCGCCGTATTGTACTGGCAAATATTTGTAAATCGTCTTCACTCCCACGCCTGTCACATCGGCCGCACGCTACTGGACAGGCGCTTAGTCCGGTATGTTTCTCGCGCTACTACTGCTTACGTTAACGTCTGGTAATGATCTAGCGGCGCGACGTAAAGCGGCGTTGAAAGCAATTATAGTGACCGGCCGGCGTTGGTACTTCACACGGTTAGAATGGCTCTGAAATAAAAAAACATCTTCTGGATAGCGTTCTCTTCTACGAGCAATGATCCCCTCCACTGGAGGGGTTGATTCAACACGTAGCTCCTTCAGGTGACCCTGTTTTCGTATCAGTATCAAGCCATCATCAATATCATCATATCGAATACTCAGCAGCCTTCCAGCGCTTAAACCTGTGTGAAAAATTAACGCCCACAAGTCTGCCCATGTATCTGAGATGGAAACAAGATTGCTGTTAATAGTTAAAAATTGTTCAAAACTTATTGTTTTCTTACCGTTCACGAACAAACCAAACTGTTTTCAAAACTGAAAGTACTTATTATCTCAAATGTTACATATCACGGGAAGGGCAGGAATCCTTGATCGCGGACGGCAGCAGGAAAGTATTTGTAGATCGTCTTCACCCCCACCCCTATCACATCTGCGATCTGTTGCCGGGTAGCGCCGTTCTCCAGCATTCTGCGGCACCGCTCCACCACGACTTCAGTCATTACCCGGCGGCGGCCGCCGACTCTCCCCTGCTCCCTCGCTGCGGCTAAACCCGCTCGTGTACGCTCGACAATCAGCTCTCTTTCCATTTCCGCCAGGGCGCTCATAACGTGGAAGAAAAAGCGGCCGGCTGGCGTCGAAGTGTCAATCGAGTCGGTCAGGCTGCGGAAATTCACCCCGCGCGCCTGCAACTCCGACACGAGCGTAATCAGATCGCGCACGCTGCGGCCCAGCCGGTCCAATTTCCAGACCACCAGCACATCACCCGGTCGCAACCGCCGTAATGCGCGCTTTAACCCTGGCCGCCGGGCATTTTTCCCGCTGGCCATATCCTCAAAAACCAGCTCACATTCTGCGCGGATCAGCGCGTTTTTCTGTAAATCGAGGTTTTGATCCCCGGTTGATACCCTCGCATAGCCAATCAGCATGTTGTAACCCTTTGAAATGGCTGATTGTAAAAAGCCGCGGCCATTCGCTCAAACCCTCGTTTGGGCGAAGCCTCATTTTGGAGCAAAAAACATGGCCGAACTTAACCCGCCTTTGGGAACAACGACGCCTGAAATCTTCCTGGATAACGTCAAGCGCGCTGACGAGCTGGTGAACGGTCCGGCAGGAACGGTTAACGACCGCGGCGGTGAACCGCTCGATACCTGGCGCCAGATGATGGCGAAAAACGATGAGATCAGGCAGAACCTGATCCCGCTTAGTAAACAGTATGCGACGCTGGCGGCGGCACAGGCGGACATTGCGAATATCCCGGTGGGCTCGACCACGTATTACCGTAGCCCTGATGACAGCGCTCTTGCGGTCGAGGTTATTAACAACGCCGGGACGCTGCAGCCTACCGGGCGGAAAATGCCGTCACAGAAAACCGTTGATGATTTACTTAAGCATGTTGAAACCACAAACCTAATTTTCCAGCTCGTTGACATCCTCGGGTATCGCCAGTTTTATGCCCTGACATCAGGTGAATTCGGGACGGCAAAAACGATTATTAAACCTGATGGCATTGAACTGGAGGGCTATTCACTGACCGTATCGGATGACAATGGAATATATATCGAAAATATTCTTGGTCAACGCGTCGTATTAGTTGATGAATATGGGAATGTGGCACCAAGGAGTTTGCGCGCTGCGCGAGATGGTTCGTTCGGCACAGATACGGCAATGGTGTCAGGAAATGGCCTTAATTTTAACTCAGGTGGCTCCCGGATTGATATTACAGGTCCTGAGTTTTTAAAGGTCTCTGATTTTCTTGGCCGGTCTAAAACAATTATTGATGCGAGCGGGAATCTGGTCGGCGGCGGTAGCGGTGGCGGTATAACGCTGCAGGACAGAATTAACATTCTGAACGCGGAAAATCTGAACTATTACAGTAAAGTTCGCAGTCGGTATAACGCTGACATAGAGCGACTGGTGTTCGCTCTGTCGATGGTCATCTGGTACGGACAATCACTTTCCAGCAACCAGGAGGGATACCCTGCGCTCAGCAAAACGCCGTACAGCAATCTGGGCAATCTGATGCTGGGAAACTCACCTCGCCCAAATACCCGGACAGGGGCAGGATTCACCCCGGTGGGGTCTGCCATCCTCAACCCGCTAAAGGCCGTCGTTCAGTCAGGTGACGGGTCGTATGTGATGAGTGATGCCGCGGTTGCTGCACTGCCTGCCGGGTCAGGTAATGAGGGGGAAGGGGCCGTTGCTGCGGTTAACATGCTGCGCACGCTGTTTCTGCGTCAGGCTGCATTGCTAACTGACCCGTCGCGCCTGCTTGTTCTGGCAAGCTGCGGGGTCAACGGGAGGACCGTTGAGGCTCTGTCCAGGGGGGCCGATCCGGAGCTGTATAATCGCATTCGTGAAGCTGTGTCTAAAATAAAGGCCATCGCGGATGGCGAAAGCAAGACATTCGGCATCGGTGCTTTCTGTTTCCTGCAGGGAGAATGGAATTACAACCCTGGGTACGGCGGGGACTATACGCGGGAGGGCTATAAAGCGAAGGTGCGTCAGCTTTATAGCGATGTGATTGCCGATTTTTGCGCAGGACAGAGACCGCCTGCGATGTTCACCTATCAGACTGGCGGCACTTACACCATTGATACCTATGAGCTGGCGATCGGGATGGCGCAGCTGGATATGGCAACGGAGGGAGGGAACATCTATGGAGTCTGCCCGTCGTATCCATTCCCCAATAAGGATAGCGGGCATCTGACCAGTAACGGTTATCGCTGGATGGACATGTTTTTCGGCAAGGTCATGTTCAGGGTTCTGGTTCTTGGTGAGGGATGGGAGCCGTTACACTGCACAGGCGTTGAAGTTCAGGATGATTACGCACTCCTTAACTATGCAGTCCCGTATCCGCCACTGCAGTGGGGGACACCATATGATGGGCGAACAGCTAAAACCTATGCTGATAAGGGGTTTCGGGCGACTGATGCAAATGGCGCGCTGGACATTACTGCCGCAGAGATTGTTGCTGATACGGTGGTAAAACTGACATTTTCCAGGCGAGTCTCCGGGAAAATCAAAATCTGGTACGCAGATAAAACATCACATAACGGAAATGGCTGTCTCAAGGACAGCGATCCATTCCTGGCAACTGAGAATTACGTGTATACCGCAGGTAGCGGCCAATATGCGGACGAAAATATTCCTGAACTTGTAGATAAACCATACCCGCTGGAAAACTGGGCATGGGCACAAATTATCGAGACAACTGTATAGCGGAGCGAATAAATATGGGTATTACTCTTTTCACTAATAATGCGTTTTCGTCTGTTTCAGACCCTGACGAATACTCGCCAGGGTTTGATGTGACGTCCCTTCGTCGCGCCGAAATATTTACTTATACAGGGATTGGTAAAAATCTTATGCCGGGGGAAGGCGGCCCCACTGTAGTTGGCACCCCGACGTTTATCACCGACTCGCCCTTTGTTCAGTTATCAAATAACGCGAATGTGGCACATTTGAACCTGGGAATTAATGATGCCGCCCAACAAACCTGGTTTTTGCTCTTTGATCCGAATAATGACTCGACGCAACGAATTATCGCAGGAAGCTTTTCGGGAACAGCTGCATCTACACCTCCTGGTGTATCTGTGATTGTAGATGAAGCTGGTGCGCTAGCCGCCATGCAGGGTATCCACTACACGGACAATGACACTTACGGAACCGCGCGCGCAACTCTGAGCGCATTTAATAAAACAAAGCCGATGCTTCTTTGTCTTACCCTTGACGGCCAGACCACCAGGCTGACCGACATGACCAACAATGTTTCAGCGTCCCTCACCCTGGCAGCAGGTCGTGAGCGAGCCCCGGCCACCCTTCGTATCGGTAAGGGCGGAGTTACATACTGGGGATCAACCTCTGCAACCAGCCGACTTGGGGCTTATATGGTTTTCGATCGCGTATTATCTGATGCTGAGAAAATTACTGTTCATGACTATTTACTCAGTTGCATACAGGCGAAGTATCCATCATTAATTTTCTAAGCGGTGACGGCTGTCATAATACTGACAGCCACAACTTCCTTTAGCCGACAACCCACCCTCTGGCGATCTGTCGCGCCAGGTCCGCAGAGGCAAACGCAGGGATATCGGAAACGGTGATAGTTTCCAGGTCGATTAACCAGCCGCCAAAAAACTCATGTTTATAGACGAGGCTACCGGAATAAAAACCGGTAACACCAAACTTGAGGCTACTGGTCGTCATGTTTGTAGTAAGCACAGGCACGTTCGCAATCGCGGTCATTGCGCTCGCCTTTGTCCCGTCGGTTGCTTCGACATAGAGGTGCATCCCTGCGGCGTCCCGGTAGACGACGACCAGACACACTTTGCCGAGGAAATTAGTCGCCGGGACAGCTACTGTGCGCAGCGCACCTGCATCAGTGCCGCGAATGGCATTGATCGCTTTTGTTCCGCTGATATTAGTGAATGCAATCCCCCCGAACTCGTTCGCGGGTGTCAGAGATTCAGCCGTTCCGCAGATGCCTGAGTAGCTGGTGCTCACCGCAACAAAATCATCATCTGATGGAATACGCACATACATGCCTAGCGCGAAATATTGATTCTTTGCCGGGTGTGTCGCAGCATCAAACCGCGCCATAAAATTGCTCGCACTTTGCAGGTAACGGGGGGCACTCCGGCTGTTCAGTGTCAGGGATTTACGGGCAGCATTCCACGTAAACGCCGCCACATCCCCACCCAGCGACGCCTGAGCGCTAATATTGTTTGCCAGGTTCAGAATTGCAGCATCAGCGGGGCTGGCGGGTGTGGCCTGAAGTGGGAACGAACGTTTGTCATCGAGGCGGAAAAGGAAAACACCGTCAGTGGTGCCCGCCTCAGTCCCATACCCTTTCAGCAGATTATCAGGCACGGCATACTGTAGTTTTGGGTTATTGGCTGGCGTAGATGACTGAAAAATAGTGGTCATGAGTCTGGTCCTCAGAATGCAGAAAGGATGGCGCGCAGGACAGTTTCGGTAATCACGCACTGCCCCGCTGGATTGGTCGGGTGGTTAACGTCTGCGGCAACGATGTATTTCTTGCCGCTATCGTTGTAATCAGACAGTGACTGTCCAAACACGGGTTGCAGATCGATATGCCCAGCCTTCAGCGAACCCGCAATACCGCGCAATTTGTACGCAAAATCCCTCAGAGAATACGTTGGCGTTCCCAGCGTTTGCGGAGGGGAGATTATCAGCACGTCGCTGAATGCAGAGGCTGAGCGTACTCTCGAAGCCATCTCCGTTGTGTACCCCGCCTCAGCATCCGCATCGTAGCTGTACGCACCGTTGACGGACTCCAGCAGGATATTCAGGTTTGCCGCCAGCGGCGTGATACCCTGTACCCATCCGGCACGGTTCAGGGTTGTCCATTGCCGCCAGGTAGAGCCGCCAGTACCTAATTTATTGACACGAACACCCGGGGTACTTTTTTTCAGCTCGATGCCACAGAACGCCAGTGTTCCTGAAACGAGTGTCAGCGTGGCCGTCCAGTTCCCCGTCACAGGCGGAGCCGGTAACTCAGTTCGCGTGACCCCGGTTCCCGACAGGGTGAGTTGCGTTTCCTCGGTTGAGGTACCAGAAACGTTATCCTTGTATTTTATTTTTATCACCGGAGACACGCTGGAATCCGCGTTGTGATAAATGGCCGCTGAGGTATCACCGGTTAAGGACTGAAATGCCAGCGCAGCGCCTGCAGTCGACGTCACCCCCTGCGAGCCAGCCGGTCCGAAGTTAGTTCCCGTTGGTGTCGTGACAGTTTCCTCTGTCCAGCTTCCCGATTGCACAATCAGAAAAGCCCGTCCCGGATGAGCGAAATTGCGGTTATATCCGGCAAATCCCGCGCCTGCATCACCGAACCGGTCCTGCAGCACCTGAGTCAGCCTGCGAGGCAGGTTCCATTCATTATGAACCCAGCTGTTACCGATAATGTTGATAACGAGCTGTCCTTCCTTTGCCTCTGCCATCATCAATGCCCGGCGCGTTTCCGACAAAAAATTGAGCCCGAAAAACTCAGATTTCAGCAGGCCGTCGGTGCGTGTCGCAACATCAAGCCGGGTTTCTATTTCCTGAATTTTTTCATCACTGTCGCTTTCTGACTCGACTAACGGAACCTCAAGCATGACACGCCCGTTAGCATCGAGCACATAAAATGCTACATCCGGGTTCTGATACGTTTTAACGATTTTGATATCACCCAGCAGGGCCAGGTCAGCATACATTCGGCCGTTTTCGTCCCACTGCGCATATTCCAGATCGCCTACGTATTGGCCTGCAAGATTCCATGATGCAAAGACTTTATTCAGGGCATCTTTAAATCCGATCAGCAAGTCAGGATTGCTGCCATCAAAATGCCGGGACAGCGCATCAACCGCCTCCTGAGAGGGCATTTTCCGCCCGGTAGGTTGCAGCGTCCCGGCGTTGTTAATGACCTCGATAGCCAGCGCGGAATCATCAGGGCTACGGTAATACGTGGTCGAGCCCACCGGGATATTCGCGATGTCCGCCTGTGCCGCCGCCAGCGTCATATATTGCTTACTAAGCGGGATCAGGTTCTGCCTGATCTCATCGTTTTTCGTCATCATCTGGCGCCACGTATCCAGCGGTTCACCGCCGCGGTCGTTAACCGTTCCTGCCGGACCGTTCACCAGTTCGTCAGCGCGCTTGACGTTATCCAGGAAAATCTCAGGCGTCGTCGTTCCCAAAGGCGGGTTAAGTTCGGCCATGTTTTTTGCTCCAAAAAAGGCGTTCGCCCAAACGAGGGTTTGAGCGAAAGAAAAGTTGAAAGGGATTTTTTTGGTATTAAGCAGCGTCGCCGGGGTATGTGGCGTCGTCGTACTGGTAGAACGATTCGAGGTATTCTTTAGCGGTGACCTGACAGGTTCCGTCTGACTGCGGAGCGATCTCCTCTACAATGGCGTCGTAGACGTGGCGCGTTGAGCCGCAGAACACCAGGCGGATCGGCTCGATGGTTGCCGACGACAGGTCAACCTTCATCGGGTCATCAAACTCGCTCAGGTGCGGGACTGACAGCTGAAAATCGCCTACCCTGCTCGCCACCATCAGCCCGGATGCAGAACCATCCTGATAGCGGATCAGCGCGCGGGGATTTTCGAAAGACCAGTCCAGCGGCTCCGTAACGGTGAACGTTGTCACGCCACCAGCCGTTGTCATCGCCTCCACCAGACAGGAAATCGTGTTGTTACCCGGAATATCATCCGTGAGCACAATGCGATCGCCCAGGTTGTAGCACAGCGCGTCCAGCTCGGTAGTGGTCTGGAACGTCACCCGCTGCTGCAGGTATTTCATCAGGCGACGCATGCCGATCTGGTAGGCGTGATCCTGATTCAGTACCCCATCGAGTTTGTAGTTTTCGATTTTCACTGGCGTTGGATTGTCCGACGTCCGGCATTTAACGGTCTCCTCTGCCCAGGTGACGCCGTTGATGTACGTCACGTCGACGCCATCAAAATCATCGTCGGACGGTACGGTAAATCCGCTCTGCAGCTCCTCCACCATCTCATGCGGAGTGATCACGCCAGTCCAGGGCTTAATCCCTTCCCTGTTTACCGTCGCCAGGCCATCGCTCAACAGGAAGCGGGACTTCCCGGCATTGGCTATCTTCTGCAGCATTTCCAGCGCTGAGATACTGTCGCCCGTGGCGAAATCGAAATTTTCGCCCCGTGGCGTCCAGTACGCGGATTCCAGCGCGTTGATGGTGTCGACATCCATTTCCAGCCCAAGAGAGTTCGCGACATGCAGCAGCGCTCCCGAAATGGTTCTGGCCGTTCCTGAGTCGTAGGCCCGCGTGGCCACAACGTTTACGCGGCGGTCCGACTGCGCCGCCAGCTTCCCGCCCGTCTCAACGGTCACCGCCATCAGCGACACGCCGGGATAAGATGAAGGGCGCGTCAGCAGTCGCCCGCGCAGCGCCTGCCAGTACATACTGTCTCGCGCGTTGTTTGAGCCCTGCTCATTGCGCCGACGGCAGCGAACCTCTACCAGCCCTGGTGAGCTGAGGGTGATCCGCTCAGTGAAACCTAACCCGTTGACGTTTTTCAGCGCATACTCGCCCTGATGACTCACCCACCCCGAACCGGAACCGTAGACGCGATACTGAATCTCCCACTCAACGTGGCGGATCCGTTTTTTGCCCTTACTGTCAAAGCCACAGATGCCGTTCGGGAAGGAGAAATTCACCTCGAATGCATCCACCACTTCATTCTCAGGGCATACGAGGAAAGGCCCCAGCCAGCTCAGCGTGTCGTTAAGACCAGTGGCCTCATAGTCGATCATCGTCCTGGCGGTGAATCCCGGCCATGACTCATCAACGGCACCGGAAACCAGGCGCGCCACCGTCGCCGTCGTGCCGTCAGCTGACACAATCCGGTACTCATTCCCGCGGTGAGCAAGTGAAAGCCGTTGCACCCCCTCCGGCATCCCGGAGAATGCGGTGCCCGTGGCAGAGTTATAGGCGAGTGTCACATTCGCCGTTACCGCCGGGCTGCCGCCGGTTGATGCCGTGCCGGAGGTGTAAACCGGGGCATCACCGAAAACAGCTGCAGGCAGTGAAGAGGACGTGATCGCCCCACCCGCGAACGGACTGGCCGCCTCGGTTATCAGTACAGTTCCGCCGTTGTCCTGCGCAACCAGGCCGGAGCCAGTGAGTCCCTCGGTGATGGCTGCCAGCAGTCCCGACATAGAGACGTAGTTAGCCACCAGCGACACCGGGTAGGTAACCCCCTGCCAGGTGATCGTGAACGTGCTGGAGCTGGTCGAAAAATCGTAGGTGGTCGGGGCCGCACTGGCCTGGAGTTTTGCCGCACTCCCCCCGGCGCCGGGCACTGCAGCCTGACCGGGGGTATATGACGCGATAAACAGATCGTAATCGACAGAGTTAAACCCCAGCGTCACCGGCATACCAACCACCGGCGCGATCTCCGTCAGCAGCGGGCTGGCGATAACACTGTATCCAGCCGCCGAAGTGATCTGGTAGTTCGCCGGGGCTTTCAGTTCGACCACGGCGCCGGCGACCCAGCTGGGCGGCAGCACGTTATCGTTCTCGTCATTATCGTCATCATCATCCGTGTCCAGCCCGGTAAACGTTACGCTCGAACCGGATACGGTCATGCTGTCTGCGATAATGTCGTCTGCGTCCGGCGACGTCTGGGCCATATCCAGCCCGGTGCCGGATGACGTCCCGCCCACTTCGGTGGAGTTGACCCAGTTTTCGCTGCGCTCATCACCGGAAACGTCCGCGCCTGGCGGGTAATGGGTGCTGCTGAATCCCGGTAGCGTTGAAGCTGGCGTACTGCCAACCCGGATATCGCCATTGGTATAAATCAGATCACCGACACCGAGACACAGCAGCATCTGGACGCGTATTTTCGTAGGATCGGCGGCATCAAACCGGGTAACGGGCTGCACGACATAATCCGGATAAATACGCACGCGCCCAAAAACTTCACGAATCGCATCACCCAGTTTCGCGCTGTTTGCTTTAGCGGGGTTCAGGTCGAGGCTTCGACCTGTGGATGACGTATAGCCACCGGCATCAATGTTACTCATCATGAACAATGAATAAGCCGCAGATGCGACGGCAATGCCCACTCCTATCCAGGCAATTGTCGCGGCCTCAAGCCCGAAAGGCACCGGATAAAGCCTGACATCACTATCAGGGCGAATCACACACTTAGCCCACTCGCCTGGCGGAATTAACAGCCCCTCAACCTCAACGGTCAGCGGTGGGACATCCCGTTCCTCGTAGCCTTCAACATTTGCCACCAGCCAGCTGCGAATACTGGTTACACCATGCTCATGCGTTTCGAGTGGTTCACCGGGAAGCCGGGACGGGTAAAAACGAATCGTCATTGCCAGAACTCCACTTTGACAAATCGCCGCTTAAACCGCGGCAACGGCAGAAAGGTGACGTTCGTTCCCGGATTGCATTCCGCCACATGCAGCAGACCATCGATACTGACCACGATCCCTACGTGGGTGACAGTCGACCCGGAATAACAGGCCACCCCGGCACCTTCGCAGGGTTCGCAGCGCTCAAGGGTAAGCATCATCCGGCGCGCTTCCCGGTCGAGGCCGCCGTCGTCTTTGGTTACCCCGGCAAAATCGGGCCAGACGGGTAAATTCAGATCGCGGCGTATCTCGTTCACAATGCCGAAGCAGTCAAGTAGCGGATATACGCGCCCGCCCTTCAGCCAGGTGACTGAACGGTATTTATCAGGGTTGAACATTGGGATTCCTTAGCTGATATAACGCAGTCCGGGGAATACAGGTAGCGTGTAGCGGTAACGTGGCCAGGCGGTATCGAGGATATTCATGTAGCCCGCAGTGATCTGCGCCTCTGTCGCCGTCCAGTAACCAGACTTGATTTTCAGCGTATACGGCACTTCCGCAGGGGCCACTAAATCAGTGGAGATATAACGCCGGTACGTCAGAAATGCAGACAGACGGTTAGCCAGCGCATTGCGGATCGCCGTGGACACAACACCATCGATATTGCACAAGGCAAATTTGAGGTCCTGCGTGCCGTCCGCATTGCGCGCCGGCAGCGCAATGTCTATCGAACAGGCTGAAAACGTTACGGTATCGCCGTTCTCCGTCGTCGCCGTGATGTTGTCGTAACCCTGGCAAAGGTAGTGAACATCAGAACCAATGGTGATCTGCAGCGTTTCAATGATCACCTCCGGCCCGCTGCTGGCGTAGAGGCGTTTAATCTGCGTCATGCTTCGGCCACTCCTTATTCAGCGCAATATCCAGCAGCGAGCTGCCGACGATCCATTCCGGGTAATTACCCCATGGGGCAGGAGCAAGGGGGCGTTCCCATAATTCAAGCGTCGCTGTGTACTTCCAGTAAATCGGGGCCACCAGTACCGGTCCCTGATAAATATCTGTAAAGCGGCATTTGTAAAACTTAATGCCTGCCGGCGTCTGCAGCTTCATCATGAACCATGCAGCCCCGTCAGATAACGCATCACGGAACCAGGACTCAAACGCCAGTCCCTGCGCATCGGTTTCCATAAACCAGGTGATGCTGGCCTGCGTCGGTGTGGACGTATAAGCTCGCCTTTGCCGCGCGCGGCCGGTAGTTAACTGGGTTCGTTTTAAGGGGCTTACAGGCTGGAATCCGTATCCTTCCTGTAATGGCATCGGAAGACTGTCATGCGGGTAGTAGATATCGGTCATCACTCTAACCCTCTGCCTGAATATTTACTGCGCATTGCCTTACCAACTTTCCCATCTCCCCTCAACAATTGCGCAGCAACCTGATCCAGGGCTTCCGTTGTCGCCCGCTTCTGCGTTTGAGCCATGGAGAGAGCCATCTGATCAGGTGTCACACCGGGCGGCGTATGGAAATGCTGCTCAATGGGAGCATGGATGGTGGTCTTGCTGCTGTTGTCGCTGTTAACGTTCTGGACACCAGTACCAAACCCTGTACGCCCCAGAGTTGCATCAAGCGGTTGGCCATTTCGAAGTGCCTCAAGCTGAGACACGCCGATCCGGTTCGTTGACGCCTGGTCGAAGACGTACTCTCCTTTGTGAACAATACCCGCTGGCTGATACTTACCACCGGGGCCGGTGTAACCGCCGGAGGCGAAGCCAACTCCTGAAACAGCCTGGATATTTGAGACGATACTGGCGGTCTGCGCAGCGATTGAGGCCATAGCGATGATGTTGGCCGGATAAGGCGCGCTAACTGCACCGCTTGCTATAGCCTGCTGGATTTTCACCATTGAGTCCGCGATAGCGAATGCCTTGCTCGCAGCAAAAGCAACCTTGTAGATTGCCGATTGCTCACCAAACCCCGTTCTCATGATGTCGGCGGTACTGTCAAACAAGGACTGCGTGGCCGCAGATATGATGGTGTTTTTCTGAGCCTCGATGACCTGATTTGCATCCGCTGCACGCTGACGAATCGAGGTCATTCTGGCCTCACCCTCGGCAGTTATTTCGCCGGCCTTCGCATAAGCTTCCTCCTGAGCTTCCAGCCAGCGCTGGAGCTCCTGCTGCGCCTGGTCATATTCATTGATTTGCCCCTGCATCCCCTCAAAAGTTCCAGAGAGTCGCCCTCCTGTGGGTGTCAGGTTTCCTACAACATTACGAACCGTCGAGGGTAGTTGCATATCGGTGTTTTGATAAATATCTGCCCATGTTTTTTCATATTCACCGGGTTTTAGTTGCCCGGTTGCTTTGGCTTTCTCCAGCAGTTCAAGGCGGGTTTTAAGCAGATCGTTGGTCCGCTCATCCTTCGTCTTTACCTGTTCCTGCATTTTCCGGTAATCATCCAGGGTTTTTACGGAGTTTTGCAGTGCCTCCTGCTGCTTATACGCCTGGAGGATTTCATCTGAACGGGAAAGAATCGATTTCTGGTCGGCTGTGAGCTGCGTTTTAGACTTGAGGTCAGCAATTTGCTGTTCGAACTTTACCCGCGCCTGGGTTGCGCTGTTAAGCTTGTCACTAGCATCCAACTGGGACTGCATGGCAGCAGTCTGCTGGTTTATCTGATCAAGCAGCCGGGTTGCTGCGTCCTCTGTATAGGCCTTTTGCTTAGGTGCCTTTGGGTCCTTATACATCTCGTTAATACGTGAGACGTTTTTTGCGTATTGCTCTGCAGTAATTGCACCAGCCTTCAGGAACTCGCTTTGCTGCTTAATAGCTTTATTGCGCTTATCCGCATTGCTCAAATATTGCTGGTTAACGCGATCTGCTTCCTGCTGCGTTTTAATTCTTTGCTGTTCGGCTTCCTTAGCCTTCGCCTGTCCTTTGGTTATATCCCCCTGAAGATTGGCAACTGATTCGAGTAAATCTCTCTGTTTTATCATCTCCGGAAGGTTGGTAAACCTCGCGCTAAAACTGTTCCAGAACCCACCATCTTTTTGCCCTTTTTGGGCTTCAGCAATATTTTCGTTTAAGGTGGCAAGTTTATCCGTTAGTGTTTGTTCACGCCCAATATTGAGCATCGCATCCCAGGCGCCTTTGGCCGTTTTACCCAGCGAGTCCCATGCACTTTCAAGAAGACCAAGGTTCTGATGAATATCATTCGCACGCTGCTGCATGGCATTGGCGTAAGCATCAGTAGCCACCCGTGCAGCATCCTGCTGATTACCTTCATCCTGTAGCGCTTTAATCTGGTTGTAGGTTGCCAGTGTCAGAAAGTGGTATTGGTCGTTAAGTTTGGTTATAGCCGCTACTGGATCAGCAGCTAGATCGTTAAAGTCGCTCACCAACTTTTCTGTAGCAATCCCCGTCGCATCACTGATCTTAACAATAGCGATTGTCACGCGTTCCAGAGAATCTCCAGCAACTTTGCCGGATGATACCAATTGGTTAAGGGTTGATGCGGCTTTGCCAGTGGTTGAATCCGCAGCAATGCCTGCGCTGGCAGCTATATCGGCAAGTTGACCGGAAGTTTTGCCTACCAGATTACCAGTGAGAACGAGAGACTTATAAAATTCGTCCTGCTCCTGAGTGCCTTTGTAATAGGCCAGACCAAGAAAACCGACCGCCGCAGCTGCAAGAGTGAAAGGGTTAACCAACCCCATAACATAGGTGCCCACCCCCTTAATTGCCGGACCAATACCACCAAACATATCTTTTAACTGCCCGCCCTGCTGCATAAGCACCATAAACGGTGACTGACCTGTAGATAAGCCGACAATAATGTCGGTCATCTGCGCTGGGATCATGCGCATGGCAAAGGCAGTCTGTGCGGCTGATTGGCCGGTTTTGCCAAGGTCGTCACGAAATCCAGTAAGCCTGTTTCGTGTTTCCTCGATTTTCTTTGAATAAAGATCGAATGTATCGGCATCTACCATCCCCTTTGATTTGAATTTCGCAAGATCTTGCTGCTGTTTATCCAGTTTGTTCAGGGCGGCGTTTACCGGGTCGATGCGATCTAAGAGTTCAGAAAGAGACTGTTTTTCTTCATCAGTGGCCTTTGTCACCTTCACTGCGCTGGTGGCAGCACGTTCACCTGCCTGCGTCATTTTTACCAGTGCAGTTGCGAGATTATCGGCCTGTTTCTCTGCTCCGGAACTATCAATAACAATGGCAAGGCGGGAGGTTTGTTCTGTCATTTAGCGATCTCCGGGCAATAAAAAACCCCGCCGGGGCGAGGTTAGATTTTTAATAAACAATTACTGTCGATATATGATAATTGTTGCGATTATTGGAACAGAGACAATCGCAGCCAGAATTAACCTGAGACTTTGCTATCTGAACACTTAATTGTTTTAAGAGATTCAAGCTGCTGAAGACGTGCCTGCGCCTTTTTACGCGCTTCACTTTTGGCCATACCATTACCGATACCGAAATCTCCCAAAGCCCCCAATACGGTACGCCCATCAAACTGACCTGTAGTTTCGATTTCGTTCTGAATGCTGTGCGTTTTTGCGATTTCCTGCTTAATTGCGGCACAATCTAACGCAGCAGACTCTTCGCTAGTTACGGACGGAGCTTGCGGATACTGCTTAGTAGCGCATCCAGAAATAACAAACATCCCAGCTATTACCATCATTAGTTTCTTCATTTTATGCTTCCTATGATTACAATCGGAAACATCCTAACACATGGATGCAGGCAGACAATGATATGACTATTTCACTTTTGCCTGTCTTTTCTGCTCCGCTGCCCACTCGTCACGCCACGCATCATCGAGAGCCAGTATCGCCGCGTCAAACTCAATGCGATCGATCAGGATGGTGCGCGATGCCAGGTAAAGCTCAATATCGTTCAGGGATAGAGGGAGTGGAACTCCGGCCATGCCGGCATACTTCCTGCCGCGCGATATCATGGCGTAAGCGTTGAGGATCTCCCCAGTGACTGCATCGATTTCAGGCTCCGGAATGGGCGGGAGATTTAGTTTCTCCCTGCGCCACTTTGCTTTCTCGCCCTGCTCGCCGGCGAATTCCTTTAGCCACTTTTGGGCCTCTATGGCTTTTTTACGGTTTCCTGAGTCTGCTGCTCCTTACCCTGAGCAATGGACGCCGCCTCAGCCAGAATAAGCCAGTACAGAGAGGGGTTTTGTTTCAGTAACGCAACACCACGCTCCGGTGTATACGCTACGGCCGTCTCCGTACCATCCACCAGCTCCCCCACGCCTTCCCAGTCTTTCAGAAGAAAGCGCGCGCAATTGTCGATGAGAAGATCATCAACCGAGTCAATCTCGCCCACACTGGCGAGATCGAAAGCATCCGTACCGACCTGGTAGCTCGCGTCCATTTTGTCGATATGGCGCCGCACCAGCGCATTGCGTGAGCGGTATTGTGGATTCTCGCTACTGGCCACCAGCAGACGGAGTTTAAATAGCGCCTCGTCTTCCGGCGTGAATTTCTTTTTACTGCCTGCCGGCTTTTTGTAAGGGAAAAACCAGCGTTCTCCGTTCAAATCAATTTGAGAAGAAATAATCAGCATAAAGACTCCAAAAAAAGCCCGATCCGCGATGACTGCAGAACGGGCCAGGTAAATTAAGGCGCGGTAACGGTGATTTCAGACGTTGCGGTATAGGTGCGGGCCTTACCAGTGATGATTGCAGTACCAGCAGCATTTCTGGTGACTGTTGCTGTTTTCTGCCCGGTAGAAACCACGCTGGCAATAGTCGGATCCGATGACGTCCACTGGACGGTATCAGTTGAATCAGCAGGCGTAAGCGTGGCGGTTAACGTCACAGTAGATCCCACAGCCCCAGTTGAAGTGGCTGGCGCAACACTGATTGCCGTCGCCGGCACTTTAGGCACGCGCGTAATCGTCGGCGGCGTATTGGCCGCGGTGATATCCAGCTGAACCTGAACAATGTCAGTGCTCCCCGCATCCGGCCAGTCGCCGGAGATCTGCACTTCCGGGAAATCGAAGGTATAGGCGCCTTCAGCATTCTCCAGCGTGAAGCTAAACGGCACCGTTTCGCCGGTGAACGTTTTTTTGTAAACCTCCCAGGCAGCCTTTGACCATGACAGTGTGATTTGACCTGACGGGGTAAAGGTTGTCGGAATGTTTGCGCCGGCGAACGCCGAACCGGTACCGATGCAGCGCTGAGTCTGCATATTGTTGTTGAACTGGATGTTGAAGGTGTCGACGCAGAAACCTGTCCCGCCATCAACACCATTTAGCCGGATGTTCGTGACCTCTTTGAAGGAGTAACGCAGCGCCCCCGCTAAATCCACCGGCGTGGTGAAATAGCTGGTATCGTCCCCTTTCGTCTCCCAGTCCAGGCCTGCAAAGGTAATGGTTGCGGTGATATCCCCATCCCCTGGGATTTCCATCTGGAAGGTGCCAACCTGGCAACCGCGGGCAATCTGGGCGATCCCCACATCACTGGCAAAAGTCGCCACGGAGAACGTAATGCGACCATTACCCATCGTCAGCACGTTATTTACCCATTCGGAACCGAAGCAGCTGGCAAGAAAATCATCATGCTGGTTCCAGCGAAACCGCGTGCCGACATCGCCGCCGACATCCACTGTGCCGCGTGAAACACCCTGCGCCATGCGGTCACCAGCGATTTCGTCATTGTCATTGGTGTTCTGCGTTGGTTTCAGACCAAATGAAGAACGACGCAGCAGGTTCCACGCCCCTGCTGTTGGCGTGATTCCTGGCGTTGTCTCGCGAATAAACGCGGCTACTACTTTTGCACCTGAGCTCACAGGAGCCTCCTGTTTTTTATGCGCTACAGAGCGCGATAAGGAATTTGAAGATTGAGCTGTAACCAGCCATCGGTCTCACCCGCCGGCACAGCAGAAACAGCGAAATAACTCAGCTTTCCGTCGTCCTTAAACTCGAATAGCTCCGTTAGCTGGTCGGCCGTTCGGGAGATAAGCAACGTCCCGGAACCGACCGGAACAAACAGCTGAATGATGAGTAAGCCCGTCCTGTGGACTACCGGCCCGTCCCCGATCTCTGTTGCGCCAGCCTGCCCAGCAATGTTGGTTAGTCGGGCCCAGATATCGCGGTTACTGGGGTCAAATACTGGGCCATTGGGATAATCCACCGCATCAGAGGCAATAGCGGTCTGTGCCGCCATTCGGGAAATGACAGCGTTTCTGATTTCTGTAAGGGTCATTTGTAGGCCTGAATTACACCATTAAACGAGACGGCATAGACGCCTGTCGGCGCCTGTGTTGAGTGGCCATTCTCCAGAGGCACGGAGTAAGGCAGGTTCGACTGGATGTAAATCACCGAGTAGGCTGGCGCCTGGTCAATAATATTTTTGCCATTAAGAAACGTCATTGTCCCGCGCGGATCCGGTTCGGTCGGGACGGAATGATTAGGTTCACCGATGCTGACAAAATGCGATGCCCTGAAGGTTCCTGCTCGATACTCAGCCGGCCGCCTGATATCCATGCTGTCATTAACACGGACTTTCTTTCTGAGACGGCCTGTCTTTGTCAGGTTGGCAGGATCGGCATAAAGAGATTCGTTCCATTCCCCAACAGCTTTGTTGTACTGAACCGCGGTCGCGTTAATGGCCCACAGCTCCGGGTTTCCTACCGGCGACCGCTGAACGATTTCATTCAGCAGTTGAATAGCGATTGTCCGCTGGCGCAGTTTGACATCTTCGGCCACCAGCCCGGCGAATGCCGCCGGGTCAATGTTCCAGCCCTTAGCCATATCACACCCTCCGCAGTTGAATAGAGTACGCAGCGCCAGCAGAGTCGGCAGAAGCGGTTATGACGTCGTAACGCTGAAGCTCACCCGTAATCGGATCCGGCGCCGTGATGAAATGCCCGATTGCCGGCTTGTCAGTCACTTCGTTGACCAGGGCGGTTAGCTTCACATCACCATGCAGGATGTTAACGCCATCGATACGGCGCAGCTTATAGCGCGCCAGTACTCCACGCCCCGAGTAAGTCACCTGCGTTTCAGTGCCGGTTTCCGTCACCGGGTCCCAGGCACCCCGAACGGTATATGACCCAGTGAAATCCTTAACGGCATCCTGCAGGTCGGTATCGAATGCCGCGGCGACTTCGGTTTGCAGCTCGTCACGAATGCCCATTGCACCCACCAATACGCTGCTGAGGCTTAACGATCACTGTACCGTGGAGTTTGCGGGTATAAATTTCGCCATTGCGCTTAACCCGCAGCGGGAGCGGAGCAAACTCTACAACACCCTTTGCCTGGTTTGCGTAAACGACATGTCTGATCGGGTTTCCATTCACAAACACATCGCGGGGACCGAGCCCGTCGCCGGCATAATGCACATATGGATTTTGCATGTTACCCCCTTACCGCCGCTCAATATGAGCATGGATAAAGTCGGTTTTAAGCGACTCCATAGCGCCAACCATCACATAGGGGCGTCCACCGTTATGCCAGCAATCAATCGCGTTACCCTCATCATCAAGCAGTATCACTGCGACACTGTGGCAGCCGCCGTTTTCGGCTCTCTCCAGAGCCTGTTTCAGCAGGCGAATAACCTGGTCGTTATCGAGGTTGTGATGGCTGGGCTTTTGAAATGGGACCACCTTCAAATCGGACATATCACGCCCTCACAAAGAACGTCTGGAAAGGGTTAATCATCCACGGTTTGAGCATATCCAGCGCCAGCTGCAAATCAGGATCGAGTAATTCAGTGCTGGTGGTTGAAAGCTCGGCAAAAGTGCGGGAAACCTTCACATCGTCGGCCTCAACGCTTTTGCTCGTCACCACGCCGGAATCTGTTTTTTGCTGATACAGATTGCCTGCAGCGGCTACGGAAGCGATAAACGCTCCGGCTTGCTTAACTTCTTCAGGAATATGCTCCGGGTCGATATCCTGAAGGTTAAGCGCCGTCATCCAGGTGTTTGCCTGGAGCACGGCTTTACCCTTTTTGTCGGCGGCAGCCCAGGTATCCCCCAGCAACTCGTCAACGTCCTGGATTGTTATATAAACGGTCATCGGATCCTCACCAAAAGAAACGGGGCTTTAGCCCCGTCGGTTAACCACCCGCAGGAGCAGTGAACGCAATCGCTTCAGTTGTTTTCACCACACCGTCAACGGTAGCCGTCACCGTGAAGGAGCCGGCCGTAGGAGAGGTGAGTTTCACCGTCGAGCCACCAGCAGACCCTGTCTGTGACGTCGAAGCACTTAGCGTGCCGCCTGTAGACGTCCACGCCACAGATGCCCCGGAGACTCCTGCACCATTTCTGGTGTACTTGAGCGAAACGGTCACCGCGTCGGTACTGTCAGCAGTTGCGGAAGTTTTATCCACTGACAGGGTTACTCCCCCGCAGGGGCTTCCAGCTTAATCAGTACGCCTGCAGTGGATTTGTTACTGGTGAAATGTTTCTTCCAGTTCGCGCCGGTGCCGATTTTGGTCAGGTCAGGGTTAGCGCCCTTCGTCTCATCCCAGCTGTAACCCAGCAGTTCAACGTTAACCGTGCCCTCTGCGCGATAGCCAATGGCAAGGTTTTCCTGGTCGTTGATATCGTAGGAACGGAAGCCCGGAGCCTGTGATTCCGTTACGGATACCGCGCCGGCCACCAGCCCCAGAATCGCATCAACTGGCATGGTGTCAGTTACCAGCACCGGTTTACCCAACGTGCCTGGCTGTCCGCCATAAACCACCACGCCAGCTTCTTCGTAAATTTTGTTGTCGATAGCCTGATCAACAATGTCGAAATAGGTCGTGGAATGCATAACGAACAGCGCAACACGGTTAAATTTATCGCCGTATTTACGCAGGCCACGGGTCAGCGTTTTCTTACCATCAGTGGCAATATCCGCGGATACCGTCATGTCAGCATTTGCGCCAATGGCTGCAACAAGACCCTGTAGGGCATACTTGATATAACCTTCAAGCGTTGCATCAGCGACGTCGACGCCGATCACCTCGGAGAATTCGCTAACGTCGCGACCCCGACGTTTAAACGCCTCCTCCGTGGTTTCATACGGGCCGTATTTCCACGGCGCCTTAACGCTGACAGATTCACCGGCACCGATTTTTTTACCCGTTACCGGGTCGGTGGAGTTAACGTTGCGCGATTCGATAGAACCACCAACTTTATAGAAGGTGCGCTTGCGAAAATCACCCTCGATCAGTTCGTTGTCGAGAATGATTGCGCCGTTTGAAGCGGCGTTGAAGACTTCCAGATTATCCTGGCGACGCTCAAGAAACGCAGTCTGCGCGAGGTCGTCATAGATAATCAGGTCACTGTTTACGGTCGTAGGCATTGATTAGTCCTTACTTAGGCAATTTGAGATAGGCCTGCTGGCCATGTTTGCGGATGTAGTCCGCTTTGTCGCTTGAGCTCATTTCTGAACGTTTCAGACTACCGCCACCGCCACCGGGTTTATGACCACCAGCCCCGGAGCCTTCGGCGCGCGGGAACAGGTGCGGGGCCGTCTCTTTCAGAGATTCAGCCCACTCAACCGGGGTGAGCGGAGTTTTGCCGTCTTTACCGAACAGAACATCGCCATTTGCATCAACTGCTACGGCCTCGCCTTCGTCGTTGAGCTGGAATGTGCCTTTAGCACGAAGAATCAGATCGTCGGATGCTTCTGGCAGCGCGCCTGCCTTAAGCGCTGCACTGCGGATAGCATCACCCAGGACACGATCACGGAATTTGTTGGAGAACGCTTCCGCCTTTTCAGCGCGTTCATTAGCGGCTTTGATTTGCTTATCAACATCAGCACGTAGCCGCTCAGTGCGTTTATCCAGTACCTCGTCAATTTTCCCGGCGGCGATCAGTTGCGCCTCTTCATCATCAGAAAAGCGCTGGAGAATGGTTTTCACCGCGTCAGGATCGATACCTTCAAAACGCTTAAGCGACTCAGTGGACTCTTTGAGCTTACCGAGTAACTCACTATTTTTATTTTTCAGGCCTGAAACCTGAGCACTGACCTGCTCATCGATCAGCTTCTGGATTTCCGGCGTAATCTCAGGCGCTCCGCCGCCGGAACCGCCACCTTCACCACCTTCGCTGCCAGCTGCCGAATAATATTTAATGAGCATGTTACGAATAAGCATGTTGTCCCCTTGGGATAGTAACTGTGGGCCTGGCCCAATAAAAAAGGCCGCCCTTAGGCAGCCTGTTGTAAATTTCAGATAATAAAAAAGCCGCGCTAAGGCGACCTCTTCATTTAGCTATTTTCTAGCATGTATTCTTTTGCATCTTTAATGGCTTTATCCATTCTCTCCAAAGAAGACTTTGGCTCTGCAATGCTTCGCACTGTGCAAATCTCTTTAATGAGCCCTCTTGCGATTACCAGCTCTTCATACAGGCTTGCAATAAGGTCTCTTTGTTTTTGTGAATCCATAACAACCTCGTCTCGTTGCTTGTCGGGTTATTGGTGGTAGGCGGTGACGATTCCGCTTTTCGGGAGCGACCCTAGCCACTGACAATACAATTAGGTGTGGTGGCCGGTGCTGCCACGGCATTCTGATACTTCAGAACGGCGGGGACTCACCGAAGTGAGTCTGGTTTCCGGCTTGCCCGTTTCTCACGGGACGCTTTGGCGCGCAGGTCAGCATCCTGCATTCACCACGAATTTACTCTATCACACTCTGGCATCCTTAAACGCCTGCGCGTCACGGTTGCGCAATTGGTCAAGCGTCAGCCACTCGCCCCTGTCGTTGTAGAACTCATCGGGAGACATGCCGCCATCACGAATCAGCCTGGCGCGCGTTTCTCCGACAATCTCAGCTTGTCGCGTAAACGACTGCCGGGAGAACCAGTCCTGGTAATTCGTGTCAGCCGGAACCTGTCCATCCATGCTGGCGCGCGAGCTATCCTTGATTTCGCCGACTTTAATACCCAATTCCTCGGACGATTTCAGGATGTAAGTTTCGGTGCTCCGACAGCAAAAGTGGATTTTCCCCGGTCCCTGCAAATAAGGCACCTTGTGCCCTATCGGTTTGTTATCCAGCGTGTACTTGAGGCGGTCGCGGATCCGACAATCCTTTGATGTCCGGTTATCCAAAGTGGATAACCACTGCTTACCCTTCAGAATGTCGTCGTTAGCCGACGCAAAGCTTTGTCTTGCTGTTGATGCAAGATGCCCTACTGCCGTTTTCGCTATGCTGGCCGCATTGGCCCGGCTCATCTGAAGCGCACCATCCTGGTAGCCGCGGTTAGCATGTCCACGAACCTTTTTTGCGATCTGCTCATGCGTATCGCCCAGGAGAAAACCCTGCCGCACCGTATTGGATATGCGCGCCATACGATCAGCTTCGAGGTTGCTGGCCCATTCGCTTAGCAACCGCCCCTGAAATGGACGCGCCATCGCCGCGGCATAAACTGCATCCGGGGAGATGCCAACCAGTGGATGAAGCGCCAGAACATCGTCGGGAATGGCAAACTGGAAGAGGCTCATCTGAAAACTGGTCTCATGTTTCGCCAGCTCCTGCAGCTCGGCAGTAAGAGCTGCATACATCGACTGAATCGCATCCTTGTTTATTGCCCTGACGCTTACCAGTAACGCTTCCAGCCTAGAAACGGTAAAGCTCTCGGCGTCCAGCGTATCAATAGCCACCAGCAACCTTGCGGTAAGTTCGGCGTCGCTGTCATTCAGGACTTTTATCATCCTGTTGGCAACGCCGGTACTGTAACGACTCACCCATATAGCGTGGGCTATGGATTCATCCTGCAGTTTGTCATTCGCCGTTGCCATTATTGCCACCAATCAGGTTAGGCGCGCCGTTACGAATAGCGTCAATGACAGTTTCAGGGTCATCAGCGGGATCTATCAGGTCAAGCCTCTGCAGAGCTCTGACCATATCCGTGTCGCGAATCGCACCGTACTGCCAGGCATTGACGATTGCCGTTACCATGCCGGATTCTGCGACTTTGGCGATAAACTCCTGATTGATGCTGTAACGGTATTCCTCGCCTTTTATGCCGAGATATCTGGCGCACCAGCCGAGCGCCAGCGTATAGGCCTCCGAGACATTGGAAACGCAAATGCCGAGCACCGATGTGGATGCGGTTTGCTCGCCGCTGGATTGCGTGGCGGTTTTAACCGCGCCGTTCTGCTCGATAAGCCGGGCGCCAAGCTGAACAGAATAATCACGTTTACTGTCCATCGCCTCTTTAGCCAGGGTGTTTGGTTGCGCCTGAGCATAGGTAAAACTCCCCTCCTTCGGCAGCAGGAATGGAGAACGAGAACCGACACGAATTCCCTTATCCTGCAGCCAGTCACGCCAGGCGGTATCAAGCCCGGAAATCACCGGCTGCACCTGACCGCAGAAAAATACGCTGTCTTCGTAATCTGCCGAATTTCGATAATGGCCAAGGTTTATTTCAACGAGAGCAGCTAATGGCGACTCATCGATGGTGGGATCGTTATTCTGCGCACCAACAAAGGTAAAGGGAATTTCATCCCAGAATTCCTCACCTTTTGGCTTCGGCTGATACTCGGAAGTGACGGAAAAAGAGCCTGCGTCAGCTGACTTTCGCCATACCCGGCAGACAAACTTTCCGTTCTCCAGAGCCAGTTCGCGATACTGGATTTCATCCTCGTACGCAAAACCATCTTCCTTTTCCATGCATTCGCGTAAAACCACCAGCACCAGTTGATCACGTCCATTGATGCGTTTGGTGCGCCAGTTAATGATGCTTTCCGCCTGATAACGAAGGATGATCGCCTCGTCGGTCTCAGCTGCATAATCCGTATAAAGCCCCTCGCGCGCGGCCTCCAGAATATTTTCTGTAACCTGCTGGGACTGCTGATAAATGCTGGCACCAGCACCATCGGCGTTGTCACGAAGATAATTCAGTTTATCCGGCGCGGTCATGGTCGGGTCTTTTCTGAATGCCAGCCCCAGTAGACCCACTTTTGTATTGCCCGTTATCGCGTAGAAAACGGCGCGCTGAATGTAATCAGCATTGCGCTTTTTATTGCGTGCAGACTTATCGGACGGATCCAGAAAAGGGAGGTATTCATTCCCGGCGGCCTTTACAGCATCAGCCCCTTTGCACACGTCACGAATTTTTTTCCACACGGGCATTGCCGCCCTAACCTCAGGGCGAACGTAAGTAATATCGTTATTGGCCATCAGAATGTCGTGTCCAGTGAAATAGAGAATGCAGGTCGAACGATTGGGAATTGCTTCACAATGAAGTAACCGGCAGCATCGTTGGGGTGATCGTTATCGCTCTTTTTATCCGGCTCGCCATTTTTATCCCACACCTGTTGTTCCAGGCAGTCGGCATAGACCGGGCAACGGGCCACATTCACCTTGTACCGGCGATCGCCATTACCATTGCAGAACATGGCGTTCATGGAGTTAATGCGGTCCTTTACCGGCGGGTTAGCATCATCAACGATGACGTTAAATCCGGCCTGCCGGAGCTGCTCAATATCTGTTTTGCTGGCGTTGTTTGACTTCCTGGAATCACCAGAGGCATCCGGGTAAATATAAATCTCGCGGACCTTGCGGTAGTCACCGTCGGCATACAGCCAGAAACGTTCCTTGATGATGCGTATCATGTCGGGCGTATCGTAAGCGTTGATAATCTCTGTTACCGCGTGTGGTAAGCCGAGCCGCAATACATGGACGATCCCGGCCATCTTCCCGACGTTGAAATCCATCCCGATATACAGCGCTTCACCTGGCTGCTCTTCCTCACTGGAATTATTCAGCACTCTGTCGAACTGATGATAAATGGTGCCGCTGGTCAGGTTAGTAAACTGGCCGTTCAGATATGCCTTGATCAATTCCGGCGGGTAACTCGCCAGAAGCGAAGGAATATAGTCATCCGGCAGGTTCTTTTCGTTGTCGAATGTCGAAGCCTGTACCAGACCATACATCGACCTTAGTTCAGGCTTTTCCCTCACAGCCTTAACAAACTGGTTATAGACGAACTTAAATCCTTCAGGTGTGGTAGTCACGTCAATGCCATTACGCAGACCATCAACTTTATAACGCATACGCGCGATTATTTTTCGCCACGCCTGACGCGCCTTATCCGCTTTCAGAACGTCGAGTTCATCCACCAGCGCATTGCCGATTTTAAAGCCTACTATCGTGTCGGGCTTTTCCATCGACCGACAAATTGTCGTGCCGCGGTACTGGCGCCCACTGTAGAAATGGACCTCTTTGTTGCTTTCAACGATTTTGACTTTCAGTCCCCAGTCGTGAGCAACTTCTTCCACCGTGGGGTAGAAAATATCGCGGATCTGAGGATAAGTCGGGGCAAAGTAGCCCTGGTTTATTTTGGGGAACTCCCAGAACCCTTTGCATATTCCACCGCAGCCAACCCATGTCTTACCGGATCCAAAACCAGCTACATAGGCTTTAAACTTCTGCTGCATAGCCAGAAAACGAGCCTGGGGAACGTTAAGCGTCGGAGCTATCGCCATCCTCTTCCCTCACTCGCGCATCGACTACGTTGATATTGATCGCAACTGGCGTTGGTTCGTCATCTTCCGGGTCAGCGGCCAGCTCTTTACGGAGCTTGTCGATCTCCAGCTGCCGGCGCTCGATTTCAATCTGCTGTAGACGCTGGGTGAACTCACTGTCAGCCAGGCCGAGACGTTTTATCACCGCCTCGTACATGCGCTCACGGCTGATGGCGGTTATCTCAACGCCATTCTTACCAAGCTTCACACCGGAATAGGCAAGCGCAGCATCCGGCGCCAGCTTGCGCGTATCGGCGAAAAAAGGCTGACCTATGCCATCGCCATTGCAGCGGGGGCATTCCGGGTTAGGTGCGCTGGTGTGGTCGAAACCGTAGCCGCCCCTGTCGTTTGGCTCTTTCCCTTTCTTCGCTAAAGCCTCAGCCAGCTTCTCTTCAAACTCAACAGCATCGCGCCATTGATACTGGTGACCAAAGCCCCAGCAGTAGCGGCAGCTCCCGCGGCGATACTGAGAAAGCTGGTTAGCATCGAAGGTGGCCAGGCGCCACATCTGCTCAAGCACTTCATCAGCACTTCCAAGCGTGCGCACAATGGATGCTTTCTGCTGCTGCGCAATGGCCTGCGCAATACTAACTTTTGCTAACAGCCTTGCTCCCTGCTCATTCGCTGTCTTCTTGCTGTATCCGGCACGGATAGCGGCCTGCGTGGCGTTGTTGTCCTTCAGGTATTCCGCGACAAATAAACGCTGTTGATGGGTGAGTCCATCATCTTCCACCAGCTCTTCTGCGCACTTTTCCTTTTGCGCAGTGCGCAATTTCTTCTGCGCAGGTTTTTGCGCAGTTTGCGCAGTGGGTTTCTTGATGTATCGGCGGGCAGTAGCGTAATTCAGTCCCTGCGCTTCACACCAATCCTTCGGTGATACGCCGGTTGCGGCATGATCGGACAGGAACCGTTGCTGAAGCTCGCCCCAGTCCGGTTTTGCCATGGATTATTCCTATTTAACGTGAAGGAGAAAAAGGAATTACTGATTCTCCATAAAATATTCACTTTTATGTTTTGGAATTAAGGCTCTTTAGTTCAGGAGTTATTATGAAAAGAATTATGCTTGTTGTTTTTGTTATCTGTGGTGCGCTGTCTCTTTCAGGATGCATTTTGCCTCCGGGAGGCCCGGGCGGCGGACATGGTGGTGGTCCTGGCGGCGGGTTCTCACATGGTCCGGGTTTGCGTTAATAACAGAAGGCCCTTTTCAGGGCCTATTCGTATCAGTTGGTATCAGTCGATACCTCCTTTCCTGAACGAAAACAATACTTCCATAGGCACCAACTGTAATGCCTTAGCTGGCCTGCTCAGCTGCGGTATCAAACAGCGCCAGCGCTTCGGTCGCTTCCTGAATCGCTTTACGGGTCTTCGAGACAATCTCACTTTCAGTGAAGACGCGATCGAAAGAGTCAGCGAATAGCTCAGCTTTCAGATTGCTATCACCAACCCAGTCAATGGCCAGCTTGGCCGCTGCGGTGTCGTAGTTAACTTTCTTGATGATATCCAGGCGGATTTGCTCGGATGTGGTGATCTCTGACATGTCTTACCTCTGTGCGATGTGGGAAATATTATAGAAACCACTCGGCAGAATAGCTTCTGTAATGCTTTCCCACTATCCGAGGGAGTCACTCTTATGCCCTTGAATTGCTGTCAACCGTCATTGCGGTGCTTGTCGCAGCAGCCTGAGCGGTCCGTAATTATGCTTGCACATCCGCGCTTACGACATGCGGGGGAATTAACGGTGGCATTGGTTACTACTTAGCATTCGAGGCGCAATAAAAAGCCCCGCACAAACGGGGCTGTAGATTCAGATAAATGGTTTGGCTACTGGTAGCTATCTGCAAAATGCCCTTCGATCTGAGATCTGACATCAACAGCTTCGTCTAACTTTAAGGAATCATGGCCCTTAATATGGAAATGAGGCTCATATGCATAAATCGTAATAAACGCATATGATCCTTCATCTCCTGAAAAAATCTCATATTTGACGCGAGAAAGACCGGTACCAACTAACATGTATGTATCCAGAAGCTTATGGGTATTCATCATCCATTCCTTTTCCTTTAAAAATCCTTATCAGCATACATGAATTCGATGGATGACGGCAGCTATGGATCCTTACAGACGTCGAAATAACCTCAATATCAGAGAGTCAATACCCACGCAGCCCCCCAAGAATGCCAAAAAATAAAGCGGCAATCAGCCACGCAAGCGCAGCCTTCTTCATTAACACTCCGTAAAATGCTATGGACATTGCCAGACACAGTGTTATAAAAACTGGCCACATAGTTAATAACAAAAACAAATAACCAAATAATCCACTATTAATAGTTATATTCACTACTGACTTAACCCTGACGTTCAAAATATGAACTGCATCTCATGACAGCATGCAATCTGCTTTTCCTGGTGAACTATAGCATTATCTATGGCACTCAGTGAATGCTCGATTCCTCAGTTGCTGAACTCCGCTAATTGATACACGCCCGCTACGCTTGTTATATCCGAAATGTTACCTAAACTAACTTATGACTTTGCTCTGCCATGACAAAGTCTGCCGTTCTACCCGTGAGCTCAGGGATGAGCCACTCTCAAGCCTTCTAGGCTCTCAGTTTTATTCTCAACCATTAGATAATAAACCAACTATGTGGCTACAATCCGCCATTGGCTGGCTGTTCAGCACCCCGTAGTTTTGGGATTTCCTCCACGGGGTTTTTTATCAGGCTTTAACCCGATCTTTCGGTTTAGCATTATCGAAGCCCCTAGCTCAGGAGCTTCTGTAATGCCTACTGCTGGACCCTGTGTTCGTAACGGGAAATGGTCTTGCCGTTTGCGTTCATCACATAGGCAACCTCTCCCTGCTTCAGGAATACGTTCTGGTCCATTCCCGATACGGCAATACTCTGCTGGTTGGGGTTGAAACCAACACTCAGGCCACAATGGATTTCTTCGCCACCATCTGGTGACATCACTTTTACTGTTAACATGCTTCTTCTCCTGCTTCTGGTAATAAAAAGCCCCGCTATTGCGAGGCCTTGGTTAGTCATAATTTCGGACAGTTGGCCTGTACCGATTTGTTGTGCGCCAGAATGTCACGCTTGGTCTGCATATCCAGCACGTCGATATCGTGGTCGGTCAGGTAGATGATCCGCACCCAGCCGCAGGCCGTATCAACGACTACCGGGGCGGGTAAAGTGCTCGCGCAGCTCCCGATCAACATCGTCATCAGGCATATGGCTAACAGTCTGCTGTACATCACTGGCCCCTTTCGTGACTTCAGCACGGCGTTCTGCCGCGGCGACAGTAGCAGCGGCGTTTTCTTCGGTACGCTGCTGATCGGCTTTGGCTTCCGCCTTACTGGTACCGCGAGCGTGACCAATGCCAAACGCGCCAGCAATAGCGCCCAGGATGACGACCACCAGTCCCGCGATAATTTCAAAGCTCATTGCTGCTCCTTCAGTTCGTCGGCCTTTTCTTTCAATGCTGGCTGGCGTACGTATTGCGATAGTACGGCCAGCACCACCAGCGCAGGGCTAATCAACGCAACGATGTTTGGCGGCAGGATGTTTTTGATATCCGGCGGCAGCACCGCCCAGGCGTGCAGCGCAGCATCCGGGAACGACTGCGCCCATACACCAACCAGCGCGCCGATAGCTCCCAGCTTTACAGACCACGTTTTCAGCAGCAAGCTGGCATGCCCTACGAACTCCAGCCGGGTATATTTGCGCAGAAGTAACAGAACGAGCACAGCCACCAGCACAAGCAAAGCGAAAATGATCATCTTCACAGGACACGCTCCTTAACCCAGCCGTAGAGAAAATCCTCGTTGGCTTCGCGGCCCTCCGCCAGTTCGAGGTATCTGGCACCCTGGCTGCAGTTCAGCGCACGCAACAGAACCTGTTCACCCTCTTTCCCGCGGGCGGAAAGGTATCCCTTAAGCGCGGTGATGGTTCGGGGACCAATGGCGCCATCCGGAATCAGATCGGGATACAGCTTTCCGCGCATATTCATTGCGGTCAGCCAGCGCTGGAAAAACTTACTGGCTACAGATGGCCCCATGTTCACGCCAGTGTCGCAAAGCTCATCTGCCAGTAACGTAGATAGAGCTGCCACCTGGTCAAACCGGGGGCCGGTCCAGTAATCGCTCAGCAGGATTTGCTTTGCTGTTTCCCTGGGCAGGTTCCGCATATCACCGGTGTAGCCATGTGCACGGGCGGTGGTCTGCGTGATGCCCCAGCGGGTCGGCCCGCCTTTATCCGACGGATGATCGACATAACCACCCTCCTTGCCGAGGATCCCCTCGATAATCTGATCTGCTGTCATGGCGCCTTAACTCCGGTAATGCGTTCCCAGAAATAGGTCAAAGCAACAGAACCCATTGCCCCGCTAATTCCGGAAGTGGCCAGTATCATGTAAATGCTCAGTCCGCTTTCAATGCTCACCAGGCCAGCAATAACGCCGGTAAACCCTGAAACCACCATTTGGGCAAGAGCATTGAACAAGCTCCATGTTGCCTTGCTCTGCTTCACATCTATCAGGTAGCGGACAAGTCCACCCCAGCAAGCAATGATCAGCAGAACCAGCCAGGACATCCCGGCAATGCTCTCTTTGTCTTGCATACGTTTAGCCATAGTTACCGCCTCCGATGGAAGATCGGGAAGCTGTGTGTTTGAAAAGGGTCAGGCCCGTCAGGCTGGATTTAACAACGAAGCGTGTCGATGATGATTCCTGCGGGACCTGATAATAAAAAAGCCATGCAAATGCATGGCCTTGTGATTTGAATCCGTTATTTACAAAATGTATTCGAGACAGTATCTTTCGACTTCCGGACAAAAAAACATATACCGGGACAAAATCTAAATGTAACTGCCTTGCCTGCATGAAACCATGCGGGCTTTTTTTTGCCCAAAGAAAAAGCCCACCGAAGTGGGCCTTACAGCTATCATCATTTTTTATTAGGTGTGGTGCCGGGTGCCTCCCGGTAAGTCGCCGCCAGTCCACAGACGACTCGCAATGCGCAAAAAAACATATCAGACTGGCAATGCCCCTCCGCATAGGGGGATTCACCACACCAGAAATTTAACATTCAGTCTTTCTGGTTTCAATACTCTGCTTGTCTGAGGTATCGGCTCACCATAACCGCCCAGCCTGATGTTATCAGCGTGTAGCGGCTTGTTTTTCTCTTTGATAAAATTGATTCGCAAATGATTAAAACATCAACTGGTGAAAATATGAGTAAGTACTCAGACCTTTTACAGGTAATCAAGTCCCGGGTTTGTCAAAATAACAACTTCCCCCAAACATTACTGGCAGACTCACACAGTTACAGAGCCAGGCAGGTTTGGTATCGAATAGGACAAATATTCACTCTTGAATGTATTCTCGATGAGTACAGGAAACATTTTTCATCGGATTATTATTATCTTGATAACGATAAGGCTCTTCATCACCTTATCTTCGAAATGACCAAGTGGAAACCTGAAGAGATTAGAAGACTCTCGCTAAACGACTGTCTCTTTATCATTGCCAGTCAACTAAAGCCCAGTTATATGTCAGAAGATGCTGCCGCTGTCCTGGCGTCACTCAATCTGCCGACTGGCCACTATCCTGTTGAGGATTTTCAACAAGAGGACTGGGATCCCAGGGAAAACTCAGTATTCCTTCAAAGCTACCAGTAGCGACTCGCCCAATCTCCGCAGAGATCTGACTCAGCCGCTCCTCAAGAGCGGCTTATTCTGCTATCAGACGGTTGAAGTGGGCAAGATAGATTTTCTGTTGCCCAAGCCAGTCTTCAAGCTGTTGAGTGGTCATGCCCGGATTAAAAAAATATGGCTGCTGCATCGCTTCCCCCAGAAAAGCAAAACCCCGCCGGTTGGCAGGGTTCAGAATCAGTTTCATTTGGATGTACGTATCCATGATTAGAAGAATACAGGACAATTTTATGCAAAGTCAACTCTATCGTGCAAAAATTTGCCGCCATCTGTTTCGATCACATCAATAAATGGTCGCCTTCTCAAATTCAGCCGCTGCCTGTCTCTCTCCTTTGTGAAGCATATCCACCAGCCCTTCATAGAACGGCTTCCAGTTGCGTGACCACGAAGACTGATGGAGATCCGGGAGACGCTTCAGAATGGCGCGGTGTACCGTCGCAGAGGGTACAACAGAGAAGCCATTACCAGAGCAGCGTTCACATGTTTTGAAAACCGGTGCGCCAAGTTCTTTGGTCGCTTTGCGATCTAAGACCTCCCCTTTACCACTACACCTGCATCGCGCATGGATCACTTTCTTTCCTCCGCAGACTCCACAGACCCTTTTCACCAGTTCATTTCTAATCTTTGGGGCCTTCACTTCGACACCGTCAGCATCGAAAATACCGGGGTGCTTAATTACATCTTCATGGCGGGAAATAAAGCCGGTACCGCTGCAGCTTTGACACGTTGCTCTGGTGGCCGCCGAACGTGAGTATTCCGCAAAGGCAAATTGCGCCAGCGTCAACATGCAGGCGCCGAGCTTGTCACCAGCGGCTTTGCGGACATTTTTAGGAGCGTTTTTGATGGCAAACTGCGCCAGCGCCTGAATTGCAAGCTGTTCGTCCGTTTTGCTGATACCAGCCTTTCCGAGGAAAGCGGCAAGGCCGAAGCGCGCACGACTGCTGGTGGTACCGATGGCCGCCATAACATCTGTTCCGGTCAGTCGATTCGGCGATGTGCTTTTCACGTCGTCGCTGATATGCATCCCCTGCGGGCTGAAATGCTTTAACGATGCTTCCAGTTTCATGCGGCCACTTCTCCGATATCAGAAATTAAAATTTGTCCGGATTCACCCCAGACTTTTGTTACACGAAAGTCCCAGATATGTGCGTCATCAGTAAACAGAGCATCCATCAGCGCTTTGATCATGTTATCGGCGTCTGGTTTCTGCTGGTGTGCCTGTCCGTTCATCGTTACTCGCTTCTTCTGGCTCCAGCTCTTTGGCATGGGAACCACGAAGGTTATGTGTCCGCCCTGCTCCGGCATAGCAACTTTCTTCAGACGGACCTCATCGCAGAATGCCCGGTAGCGCATTACCGCCGGACGCTGCTTCCACTTATCAGCTCTGGTCATCCTGGGTTTGCCGATGGGCGTGATATGGTAGATTTTCATGATTTAATGAGTCCCTCTTTCCGCCAGATTTCCAGGGTGCGCATTACCCCCTCCGCGTGCATCAGGCGCAATTCGTCGTAGGTGAAATCGGTGGTTTTAGTTCTGCCGTCGATTACGTCATGGCACCCGTTGCAGGCGATCGCCGCCTGAGTATCGTCAGGCTTGCATCCTGTGCCGCACGTACCCGCCAGGCGGTAATGCGCCAACACGCTGGTTTCCGGGTTGCCGTTGCAGTAACCAGGGATCCGCACTGTACATTCGCGACCTCGGGCCGCTTTGCGAAGGTTCGCCATAATTACCCCCACATCCTGTTGCGCCAGCGAGAGTCTGGCCGAGGCGGATTTTTGTCCTCCACCAGCTGCACGCTGACGGTCCATGTCATAAAGTCAGGGTTTAAGCTTCGTTCGACCTTTACGCCCCGCTGACGATATCTCGCTACCAATTCGTCGGCCTGCTGCGTTGTGCATTCGAGATGGTGAAACCATGAGTATTTCATCAGCATCACCCCGCGAAGCTTAAAAGCTGGTTGGCGGCGTTCTCAGCTTCCTGCAGGCTGTTGAAAGAACGAGAGAGGATCCACCGCCAGAGAACATCCAACGATGCTTTGTACAGTTCCTGGAACTCGCATTCGTCCATGCTTGCGAAAGAAATGCTGCGAGGGTGTTTTTTCAGCGTGCCGTCCGGCAGCTGTATGGCGTCATAGTGGCCGGCTTCAACGATGACCCACGCCCGGTAAGCATCGAAGGATTTGCAAATACTGATTGAACCGGATCGCTTCTCGGCTATTCGGTCGAGATATTGCCCGGCGGCATCAAGTAACGCCGACTCACTCCCGCCATATGCAGCAAGGTATTTGGCATAACCTGTGATAAGCCTGCGCTCGTTAGACGAAATCGCCCCGCCGGTAGGTTCCCAATATTCAAAGCCGAGATTGAGTAAAGCAAAGTAACGGCGGTGAAACGCCGGATTGCGGACAAGCTTAAAATCGGCCTCCAGAACGGCGCCGAGCTTGCATTTTGATTGCAAGAAATCGCTGGTCTCCTGCGTGGCAGGGATCAGTATTCCTTGGGTCTGTTTTATCAGGTGTAATTGTTGCGCCATGGGTTTCACTCCGTGGCGCTGAGATGCTCCGTTGCCGTTGTTCAGGCGGCAGGTAAATTATTGCAGCTTACTCTCGGTTTCGTCAATGCAGCCAGCTTCTTTAGCTAGCTCTTTAAACTCTTCAATCGTCAGCAAAAACTGATTTTTTCTTACCTTTTCGAGCCCAGTTATTTTCCCCCCATCGCTCGAAATTAAAAACTTCCCGCCCTGCCTGATAATGTCCACCACTTCGGCGATATCGAGATCCACTTCATCCCCCTGAGCGACATACAGACGCAAAAATATAGTCTGGCGACAGCATCAAAGGGACACGCTTATTGCGATGCTTTGGGAAATGCCAGCCACCAAAAGGTGAATCAGTAAAACCAGTCGTCCGCGCTTTCCCACGTCTCTTGCAGAATTTGCTCAACGCGTTTTTTATCGCCATCAGCGCCGCCCAAAACGCTAAGGCCATCGTTGCTTGTGCGTCGAATGGTTAATTTGCAGTCATCATAAGACTGGGACAAGCGGCGCAGCAATTCTTGCTCAAGCGCAGGTATGGCGCCATCAGGGAGTTTTTTATGTTTATCAATTGTGACTTCAACTTTCATGGTTAGCACCTCACATGGATACTGTATAAATAAACAGTATACCGATTGCATGAAATGTTCAACCCCTCTGCAGCACTTTTTGCTAACACCATGCTTATGTTTAGATTGATGTTTTTCCATATTAAAAAACCCGCCGAAGCGGGTTTTATCATGCTGCAATACTTTTTTCAGGCAAATTTCCGGCAGATTGGACCTCACCAGCACTTTAGCATGAAGCGGAGTTACCCCCATGGTGGAGATTAGACGTTAAACGCACTTTTCAAGGTTTTACCAGACTGAATTTTATTGTATCCCGATATACCCCTGGATGGCCTGGCACAAACTTACACTTTTTAATAGCAACCTCAGTTTCCCTGAAGAAAACCTCATCGCCCGTTTTGTCTACTGAGTACACTTCTCCTTTATCATTAACCCATGCCGCATAATCGACTCTCCCTTCAGTTCTCAATGCCTGAGCCTTGACTGGCATCGCTGGCGTAGGACAACCTATACGCACAGGCGCTATTTCTTCTTTATTATCAACAGCAAATGCCACATTTGATATAAGAACAGCGCAAACCAGAAGTGATGTTTTTTTTAGAAACGATACCATCTTTTGTTTTCCTTGTATCCCTAGGCTACTAAGACGCTTTTTCATGCGACACCGGATGGGGTGGACCTACTTCTATATCCCCTCTGGTATAGAGGGGATTATAGTTTAAGTCGCTGCTGGCGTCTGACACATCTGTGGCAAATTAGCACTTATAAGTGCCTCAGTGAATGACAGCGCATCGCGTACAGCCGCAGATGATGATAATAATGCCCAGCCATGTCGGAGGAGTTGGGGGTGTGGAAAAGGCCAACCGCGTCTTTGTCTGCGACGAATTGATACCTATGCGGTAGCGCCTTCATGAATTGAACGACTGGCTTGGCGAAGATGACATGCGTTTTGAAGATTATAATTTAGGAATGGAAGATACTTAAGAGCCCGTTTTAAGAGGCTTTAATTTTTAGTATAAACACAGGCGCATGTATATTAAAATTCACAGGTCCGGATCTACAGGCTCATGATATAGATTTACAGGATAATGAATAACTTCATAATCTAGTTGAGAAACTGTGTGAACATGCTGACTATAAAAAACCAAAGGATTTTTTTGACAAGGAGTAATTGTTATAGCCTTACAGGCATGTATTCTTGGTGCGGACTTATCTAAATGAGATTTCCACTTGGTCATCATTTCATTGCACTTCCGATTACGAGTATAGATGATCAATCCACCACTTGCGCTGTCTACGGTACCCGTACTATATCGTTCTGTGAGTTGAGCATATCCTTTAAACAAATAACTATATGAAGACGTATGTTTTTTAGCCTCACCATGCCAAATAAAGTTATTTAACTTTATTGTAATATCACAATGTCCACGTTGATTATTTTCATGATAGGCCTCAACGCCCATATCCCTATTTTTGATATTAGCCAACAGAATTAAAGTAAGCTGATCTTCCGTTAAATCAAAGTTCAACTTATTTGAATTCTCTTCTATTTCTTTTACAGCACGATCAAGTTCAATCCTAACAAATTGTTTGAAATTATCATATGATTGAAGTGCAAATTTAACACGAGTAATAGCAGCATTGATACGCTGAAGGAAAAAATCATTATCAATATCAGCCAAACTCATTGGTGTGGACATTTTTAACATCAGACAATATCCTTTGATTTAGACTCATCTAATGTAAAAAAAGGGAAGACGAACAACTTATAGTCATGCATAAGCTCACCTGTATATGGGTTTACTAAACATTGACTAATTTCCGCCTCAACCACTTCCTCTATCTCAAGTTCTACAGGGTCATGAAAATCATCAATAAACCAGTAATTGAGTTTTAAAAAATCAATTTTTGGACTGCACAGAATTTGTATGGCTGGATAGAGAACCTGCTCATACGTTTCTGATTGTAAACCCTTGTTATAACCATCAGCTATATTAAACAAATCCTTATAACTTAAAGCCATGTTTGATGATTTTTTAGCCCTTGCCTCAATTTCATCGTACAAATAGCAAGCTAGCGCCCCAACATCAGGGCGCTCTGCACACATTTCTTTGATGACTTTGGGCATATCACCATCCTTCATTGCTGACTCCGATTATAATATCAGCTTTGTGAGGGTTTCGAAATCACCTTTGGATATACATTTACTTAATATAGCATAGTTGACAGGAGAGCAACCACTCCCTCCTAAATGCCTGCGGAGGGTTCCAGGAATGATAAGCTCTACGTTATCTGCCAATTGCAATTTTGGATTATTTCTTTCGACTCTAATTCCAATACGATACAAACCAATACTGCCTACTGCTTTTATACCTTCCTTATTAAACAAGTCATCACGCAAATCTTTTGTAGCCACATTTTTCTTTTCCTTATGCGTGGTGCCCTCACTCGTCAAAAATGACAAATCAAAGACTTTATAGTTTAATTTTGAATAGGGTAATACATCTTGCTTAAAAATTGGTTCAATCAACGGATAAAAATCTTTTTCCGAAGATTTAAACTCATAACCGGCTTTATTATACAATTCGCGAATAATGCTACTCTTTGCAAAAGTAACATTATCACCAACAATATTACCATTGGTATCAATCAAAATATGAATTTTATTAGAAGCAAAATCCATTATACACACATCGAAACACTGCCGTTTTTCTTTTCTCTTTGCAATGATTTCGTCAAAATGTTTATATTGCGCAAGTGCTGCAGGAGGGATTATTTCTCTTATAACCAATTCTCTGACAGATGAAAAAACCAGAATAGATTGACTATTCTGAATAGAGTAATTAATAAGCTTAGGTTGATTTTTAACAGCACTTTGCAATTGGATATTATCAAGAATTGTATCAACCAATGATATTGCTTGATTCATTGAATTCCATTGCAAACTAAATCTGTCATTTAGTGTTTTAATTACGCCATTGTCTACAGACAAACTAAATATAGCTTTTTCACCATAAACAACCTGACCAAAAACCAGGTCACTTACATTTTCCATGATGCCATCAAATTTTTTCTTATCTTTACTTTTAAGATCAATGAGGCTTTCAAGTATTTTTTCGTTGGTTGCTTCGCGCCCTCTACCTGTTGGTAGCCCTAAAGAAGCAATAATTGGTCTTGCAACGCTCCATGTGAAACGCTCAGTCAAGGTCAAGATCGACTTTAACTCAGATTCAGAAAGCACTACCGGGACACTACCTGTCATAACCTACACCTAATCATCCAAAAAGCAATTACAATTGCTTTTGTCCTAATTTATCCTTCGATTCCTATCAAGTTACCTCAATGTTGAAAAAATTTGCAAGCCATTTGATTCTAAAAAGCGACCTCACTCAGACTATTAAAAAGCGAGCAGGCGCGCTTGTATCCCTGCGACGCCTGCCCGCTTTGTGTCGTGGTTTCCATGCTTCTGCATGAGATGTGAAAAAAACCGCTATAACTGTCGGGCCGGATACATTTCACCTTCAATCCAGTATCCTTCGGTATCCTTAATGCAGAGAATTTGCAGTGAGTTGCTCATTTGCCCCCCTCATACAGCTGCGCTGCGATGCACGAAAAAAAAGACTCCCTCGTATGACTGTTAAGAGCTGGCGCAAAGGCCGCATTAAGGACGGCAGCATCACAGCCGTCATCGATATAGAGCGCTATTTTTTTCTCCAGGCGCGCTTTGGCCTCCTGCAGCTGCATACCCCGGCAGGCGCGCGGGATATACTCAGCAATTTGAGCGATACATTTTTCGTTCTGTTTAAACATGCTTCACCCCGATAGGCTTGATGGTGTCGAGCAGCAGTCGGCGGCGCGTATTTTCTGCAAAGTGACGGCGCCCGGTTTCTTTATGGTAAAACTCGTTTTTGCCGACGACCCACATCCGCTCTGTCTGGTGCAGTTTTTTTACCTTCGGACCGTCTTTGGTGATCACGGTGCCGGTATGGGTTTTTACGATTGTCATACAGCCTCCCCAAGCACCCAGCGCAGAGCCTCCGCGTATTCACCGCTGGCACCTTCGAGGGCTTTTGTGATTTCTTTGCGTGATTTGAGACGCGGCTTTGCTTCACCGAGAATCTGGCGTTGTCGACGGGCTTTTTCGTGGCCTTTGGTACCAGCTGTCGCCAGCTCGATTTCTGCTACTTTTGCCCGCTGCTCTTCAGGTGTGAGCGCACCTAGCTGACGTGCCTGGGTAACGGTGACAGTTCCAGCCTCCACCGCTTCCCGGACGGCCTGAGTGGCATCGAGAAGGGAGAGCGTTGCACGAACGGTCTGAACGCTGCAGCCAAACAACACCGCAATGTCGTCCTCATCGAGCCCGCGGTCGAGCGCGTCTGACATTTTTTTAGCCCGGCCAAGCGGTGTATCAGGTCGGCGAATTTCGTTTTCACTGACCATGTATTTAGCCATCTGATTTGCTGATCCGCGCTTAACGACTCCAGGTACAAGCAGTGGGTCTTTGCCTTCTTTCAGACGGAGTTTATTTGCCTCCAGGGTATGTTTAACGCGCTGACGGCCAACAACTACGCAGGTGAGCCCCGTTTCAGGGTCTTTCCAGACGATGATCGGCTCAAGTACACCCAGCTCCGCAATGTTCAGTACCATCCCTTCCTCAATAGGCAGGTGTACCCGCTCATCATAAAGTGGGTGGGTCTTATCGGTGACCAGGTGCAGGTTTTCAGGCTCGAAATTGAGCACGTTTGTTTTGCCGCTGGCACCGTATACATCGATTGAATTCTTAGCCATGAATAGCCTCCTGAACATCTAAAACTCGCTGAAAAACAGGACTGCCAAGCAGGCTGTAATTCATCCCAACAGCAACTTTCGGCACCAGGCCAAAACGCTTCATGTCAAAGTCGATGACGGCCCGCTGATCGCGGAAAAGCCCCAAACGACCATGCCGGACAACCTCGCCAGTCGCTTCTGCTTCGGAAAAATACCGCTGGACAGTAGCGCGGCTCAGCCCCAGTTTTTTCATTGCCTCGGTGGTCGTAAGGCGCCCCTGATGCCTGGTGATCCGAATCACTGCGCGGACGTACTCTCTGCGCTCAACTGCTGATAATGCTCTAGCCATGATTCCGCCCTCTGCCTAAACCGAATTTCGCGCGGATTTCAGCGATTTTGTTTAAGCCCTGCTCGTTACTCAGCGGACGTCCGCCAAGCTTTGGGATCTGTTTAACCGGCTCGGGAATCACTTCCCCGGCATTCAAGCGACGAACCATACGCAGAAGCTCATCCTGCGCCTTACGTCGCAGCTCAGTGTCGCTGAGGCCGTTTGCGCGCATGTCTGCGTACAAGCCAGTAACCATCCAGTAGCAAGCTTTGTGTTTCAGCGTTAACGGTTCGATTTTGTGCTCAGGCCATGGGTACGACTCAGCGTCTGGATACTGGCCGCGAGACCGGCAATACTGGTAAACCATTTCAACCAGCTCACTCGCATCTGGCAGGCCTACAGTTACCGCCTCCTCAGAACGACACCAGGCGACGAACTGTCCCGGTGATGGCATAAATGGTTTTTCCTGTTTGCGCGCAACCCGCATCCCTGCGTTAATCTGCTCAACTGTGGTGATCCCGTTTTCTTTGAACGCCAACAACCACTGGCGACGCATCTCGTTGAGGTCTTCCACAGATTTGTTGGCCAACACCGGGAATACGGCAAGCAGCTGGCGGAACAGCTCGTTGAAGATCTCCGCAGTCTTGGCCGCCTGGCGCTTTACTGCCTGCTCGTCCTGCATTTCCGGAAGCCCGGCAGCCACTCGCTGGAAGTTTTCACGGTCGAAGTTGTGCATGCTTTCTGCGATAGATTTCATTCGAGTACCCCGTCGATCCAATCGGTATTGTCCAGCGCGCTGGCGCCTGATTTGTTTTTTGATGGGCTATGGCTACGAAGTCTTTTTGTCGTGAGTTGATCCCACTGTTTGCGTAGTTTTGATGGGCAGAGAATGTTTTCTTGCCAGAAATCATTTTCATTCGCCCACTTGAACAGTTCGCAGATTTCATAGTGAGTGCGCTTGTCCTGCAGACGCATCAGGCGGATGGTGTTCGCCCATTCAACCCAGTTGGGCTCTGAGAGGGAGGCGTTCACGGTGAGGGCTTTATCGAAAATCCATCGCGCGGCTTTGAGGTCGTCAGCTGTTCCCCAGGATTTACCCGCAGGGGTATAAATCCCATCGGCCGCTTCTGGATGACGAGAGAGAAACTTCAAAGTTTCCTCGTTTCGGGATTCTTTAGAATTCCGAGACGAAGAAGATCTTTTACTATTGTTCTTGTTCTTGTATTGGGTGTCTCCCGTTTCCGGGAAAGGTTTTCCCGTTTTCGGTAACACTTTTCCCGATTCCGGGAAGAGTTTTCCCGTTTTCGGTTTGTCTAAAATCCACTCAGATAGCTCAGTATTTATACCGACAATTTTCATCACTCCCTGCTTATGAGCGAAGATAATTTTCCGCTCCGCGAGAGATTTGATTGTGTCGGAAATATGCGACTCTCCGAGGTCTGTCAGCTCAGCAATCACCGTGTTTGTTACTCGGTCCTGCTTCTTGTTCCATCCATAGGTAAGCCAGATAACAGCCTCAAGACACTGCCACTCACGACCTGACATCCGCAGACGCGGCTTGAGCTTCTGTATCTCGTTTGCGATCTTGGTATACCCGTTAGCCAGGTCGGCCATTTGACCTCCCGAACGCTCGGTTTTAATCGGAAAATTGATAACTTCAGCGGTATTTGACATACTTCATCCCGTGAATTGACCCAATTAATTCACCCGAAGACTGGCTGTGTTGGCGCACAACAGTCTTCACCCTTTCAGAACAACCCAGCCTGGTCGCCGCCCTTTCGCACTTTGCGCTTTGCTTCCCGGCGTTCAGCTGCGCTGGTCTGCTTCTCTGCCCATAACTTTGCGTGTCGCATAACATCGTCAAAAATTTCCCCTTTGCGGCTTGCCTGTGACATCCGCTTGTACATATCGACCGCCTGGTATGCCCCCCCCCTGAGCCACTGCTTGCGTGAAGTCCTGGCGAAGAAGTTCCTCGCGGACGTTTTTCTCAATAAATTTGATGTGATTCATGGATACCCTGCTTACATCACGCCGAGCATTGAGCTCACGATCGTCATCAGCGCTCCTGTCTGCTCAGGCATTAACCTGAAAAGCGACGCTATTCCCTCGCTCACCTCCTTCAGTTTCTGGTGCTCTGGCGCGTTCAGCATCACCGCCTGCTTTGCTTCAGCGCATTCCTTCATGGCCGAAGACAGGCGCGACAAAATATCGTCCTGAGGGATCAGGCGATGGCGGAACTCCAACGGAAGAACGGTCATGATTGCCGGGGTAAGAAGGCGAACGTACTCGCGATAGCGCTCAGACTCGGCCGGGTTGTCCAGGTAGCGAAAAAGCTTCTGGCGGGCACGGCTGATGTCATCAGGAAACGCGATCTCCTCGCCGCCCTGTTGTCGCCACTCATCGATGATGTATGCCGAGACAACATCCTGTCCTTCAGCTGCTGCCCAGGCGCGAACGGCAGAGCGAATTGCGTCGTGAACTGCCTCTCTCTGTTGATTTCGCTTTATCAGGGCGCCGGTGTTGAATCCGGTATTTTGTTGAAAGGATAGTGTTTGCATGGTTATACCCTCTGCTCCTGCGGCAAACCGTCGGTAGGGTTCGGGTACAAATCGGGGCGCAATTCGTGTGGTGTCACTCCGGTTGCTTTGAAGATAGTGAGAACGCGGCTTTGCGGTACCACGCCGTAATTTCTATTTTTCCAGTGACTAACCGTCATAGCTGAAACATCTAAACTTTCAGCTAGCTTGCTGGCATTCCCTGCAATGTTTATGGCTTTGTCGAGAGCTTTCATAGGTGACTCCTGTGAAGAAACACGACAATTAAACAACAGGTTTAAATAACAGTCAAAGAAATTTCAACATATAGTTTATTTCGGGTGTTAAACGATTTGTTTATAATCTTGATATGAGAGAAAAAAACATCAAACCGCCAATGCTTTCTGACCGCCTTACCAAGGTGCTTAAAACCAGGAAGATGAGTAAGTCAGAATTAGCTAGAAGGGTTGGCGTGACTCCGCAAGCTGTAAATAACTGGTTCTCCAGGGGAGAGCTGGGGAGAGAGTCTGCTCAGCAGATTGCGGACGTCCTTAAAATCTCAATCGACTGGCTTTTGAATGGTGATCCGAATGACATTTTGACTATTGAACAAGTCAGAATGAAAAGGCTAAAACAATATGTCGAGAACGGCTCGCTTAAGATAGAAGATGATCCCTTCTTTGAAGAAATCCTTTCAGGAAAGAAACCAATTAATGACAATGTCGCAAGGCGTATTGAACGCGACTTCAGTCTCCCTTTCGGCTCTCTTGATTACGATCCAGAACGAGCACCATCTAATCTAGTTGGGGACTTATCTTCGACTGAGATCGAACTTGTACATCTTTTCCGTCAGATGCCAAAATCGGCGCAAAAGGAAATGCTGTTACTTTTTAACAGCAGAGTGAGTGAGTACTCGTCTCTTTTTAGAGAATTACTTGAACTGAAAGAACAGAAGTAGACCCATCCCCTTGCGTAGAAGCAGAAACCGGCACTTGCCGGTTTTTTTGTGCCCACCGACTAAAATTAAACTTCATGTTGAAATGCTCTTGACGAAAGTTTAAACCTGTTGTTTAATTCATGCATCAACAACGCGCTGCGTTGCTCCGATAAACGTTCCGCTGGCCGGCGACAAGGCAATGAGGGTGAGATGAGTAAGGTAAAGGTGGCGCCTATTGAACTCGAAATAGACGCCACGGAAGTAATCAATCAGGTCGAGGAACTACTGGGGTTACTTGAGCTTCCAGCCCGTTCCCTTGAAGGCATCCCTGAGGATGTCGTCAACCTGCTTTTTGACAACATCCGTCCCTTGCTTAACAACATCGTCCTTAGTGATTTCTCGACCACAGTTGGCACAACTGACGCCAACAAAATTTGTATCAAAGTCGAAACCATCGGGACGCTTGAGCATCTCGCTTCCGCAATCAGGGCAAGCAACTTTCATAGTTGTCAGTTTTGACATTTTTTATTTCCTTGCTGGCTGTGTGAGAACTACCAGCATACCACCGAGCCTGAAGTGGTTAAAAGACAGGCAAACATGAGGAGTTGGAATGAGCAAGCAAGGCATCAGAGCCCTGATCATTTCAGCAGTTATTGGGCTCTTCATCTGGATCGCGCTCTTCAGCGCACTGAGGGGATTGTTTCTATGAATGATTTCGCACGCAAACCCGCTCGTCAGCAGGCTATTCGTTTAAGTCCGCTGTCAGCTTTCATCCGCCGGGTGTGCTACATGCTCGCGCAAAAAGGAGACCCTTCATGAGCACGATGTTTGCCCTGGTTCTCACCCTCAGCATGCTGACGGGCGGTAATCAGGATGTGCTGCTCGGCGTTTACGACACTGAGAATGACTGCAAGGCAGCTGCAGAAGAGCAACACGTGAAAGCTGAATGTTATCCATTGAAAGGCGTACTGGACGAGCATCCGGCCGGGTTCACGGTGCAAATGTAGGGGGAAGAATGCAGAAGAAATGCGGTTACTGCAGTAAAGCAATCGAGGGAAAGCCAGTGGTAAGCACCCTGTTGTACCTCCAGGGGAACCAGCTAGCACGGAAAGAAAAAGAGTATTGCTCTGAACGCTGCGCCTCTTACGACCAGATGGCGCACGAGAGCTAACGTAAACCCGCCGAAGCGGGCTGTACGTCCGGTGCCACCGACCAAAGTTACACCGGAAATTACCAAAACCAATGACCACCCTAAATGGGCGCTACCAATGGCCCGGGGGATTCTACATCCAAAATAGAGGCTATCACATGGAATATTTTTATCTGATAAAAGCGACTCAAAAATCGGGTAAAGCTGATGCCGTAATCTGGCGCACTAATAAATCAGAAGCTCGCGCTCTACTCCAGCTCGACGTCGATCTGGAAGACGCTGGGATCGAAACAGGCCGCGGCAAAGACTATCAAAAACCTATTCGCACCGATTTCCCGGTATTCAACGACCTGCCAGCGGAGGGTATTCTCGATTACTCATGGTGCGAACGCTACCAGCTCGGCGACGATGGCCGCACCTGGACTCTTAAGCCAGGACTGGCGCCTGCTGATGTTCATCACGGCGATAATGCCGGAGTATCCTCTGAGGCCGTTACTGGAGAGCTGGTTGATGCCAATACTACTGGCGACGCGGCACAAGATGAGACCGTGGAAACTTTCGGTAGCGATGAATACCAAGACGATTCAAGCGCGCTTTTTAACGTGGCAGAACTCCCCTTTCGCGCTCAGCTGCTGGCGCAGTATATGGCCGAAGAGAGTCACGTTTATCATATCAGCATGCCTCACCGGCAGGAGCTGTCAGTTCTGGAAATGGACACTGATAACGCAGCCGTCCAGGATCTGATTCTGGCCGCCGAGAATATCCCTGAAATCAAAAAATACGATATGCCGACGCTCTGGAAATTCACCAGCGCCAATAAAAAAGTCTTCCCGGAAGGGAAACGGCATGAGCTCGGCAAACGTATTCAGTTTGCAAAGCTGTGGTTCGCCACGAACGCGATCGACCGCGGCATTCTCACCAGGGAATGGGCTGCCGGTAACTGCATTTCTTCGGTTTTGAAAACTGATGCAGGAACTAATGCTGGCGGCGGTAATAAAACCGATCGCAACCCTGACTACACCCATACCCTTGATACGCTCGATGTAGAAATAGCTCTGGCCACAATGCCAATGGATTTCGATATCTACAATTTCCCGGCATCAATTCACCGCCGGGCCAAAGAGATCGTCCAGAAGAAAGAAAGTCCGTTCAAGGAATGGTCTGCAGCGCTGCGCAAGGTTGCAGGCATCCTGGATTATTCCCGCGCCGCCATTTTTGCCCTTATTCGTGGCGCCACCAGCGACATTCATCATTTCCCGGTAAGTCTGCAGACCTATATCAATGCGAACCTGACCGAGCATAAGCATGACGACCCTTCTGCTGAAACGCTTGAAAAAGCTGGTCATGTTTCATCTGCCGCCGTCACTCTGGACGCTGTGAAAAAGGCTATCGATGGAGATGAAGGTGTGCCTGACCTGGAAACTCTCCCAACTGACTTTCAGGTAATTGGCACCGAACTGGTGAAAGAAGCTCAAAAGAAACGCCCTGACGCTAATCAGGTTCTGGCCGCCGAACGTGGCGAATATGTCGAAGGCATCAGTGACCCCACGGATCCGAAGTGGATAACCGAAGACCTGACCAAACCCAAACAGCCTGAAGTTTCAAACATGGGCAATGGTGTTTTTTCGATTGATGGTCTGATGGATAGCCAGCCAGCACCAGCACTTTCTATCGTGGACCAGGCGCGCCAGCGCGCTGCAGAAGAAAAATTACATCCAGCTAATTCCGGGGAAACCACCAGCGATGTGCAGATGGAAACGGCTCAGCCGGTCGAAGACGAAAATGATAATGCGGTATCAGCAGGCGAAGGCGCTGATGAGCCTCCTGCGCAAACAATTGCCGTGAACATGAGCAAAATACTGGCTGAACGCTGCCCGGATCTTACCGCCGAAGTGCTGAAAAGCCAGGTTTCAGAGAGTGCTCATAGCGATGAAGAGGAAGAGGCTGAACAAGCAGCGCCAGCATGGCCGGAGTATTTCGAGCCTGGTCGATATGAAGGCGTGCCAAATGAGGTCTACCACGCCGCTAACGGCATCAGCTCCACGATGGTTAAAGATGCCCGGGTATCGCTGATGTATTTCGAGGCGCGCCACGTATCCAAAACCATCCAGAAGGTGCGCTCTCCTGTTCTGGATATGGGCAATCTGGTGCATGCACTAGCGCTGCAGCCTGATCAGCTGGAAAAAGAATTCAGTATCGAGCCGGAAATCCCGGAAGGTGCCTTCACCACGACGGCGACGATCCGCGCATTTATCGACGAATACAACAACGGGCTTCCGGTTTTACTCAGCGCAGATGACATCAAAAGATTCCTGGAGGAATACAACGCGAACCTGCCCGCCCATGTTCCCTTGGGTACATCAGTTGACGAAACCGGCCAGGGTTATATGTCTTTACCTGCTGAGTTCCAGCGCATTGAAGACGGTCAGAAGCAAACCGCCACCGCAATGAAGGCCTGCATCAAAGAATACAACGCCACCCTGCCCGCCCAGGTGAAAACCAGCGGTGGCCGCGATGCCTTACTGGAACAGCTGGCGCTTATTAATCCTGACATGGTTGCTCAGGAAGCACAGAAGGCGCAGCACCTGAAAGTCTCTGGCACAAAGGCCGATCTGATTCAGGCCGTGAAATCGGTAAAACCGGATGCCGTGTTTGCCGACGAGCTGCTGGATGCATGGCGCGAGAACCCGGAAGGAAAAGTGCTGGTTACCCGCCAGCAGCTGGCTACGGCACTGGCCATTCAGAAAGCACTGTTGAATCACCCGACCGCTGGCAAGTTGTTGACGCACCCGAGCCGAGCCGTCGAGGTGAGCTATTTCGGCATTGATGAGGAAACCGGGCTGGAAGTTCGCGTGCGCCCTGACCTTGAGATAGACATGGGCGGCCTGCGCATCGGTGCAGACCTTAAAACCATCAGCATGTGGAACATCAAGCAGGAAGGCCTGCGCGCGAAGCTGCATAGAGAAATCATTGAGCGCGATTACCACCTCAGTGCGGCTATGTACTGCGAAACCGCAGCCCTTGACCAGTTCTTCTGGATATTCGTTAACAAAGACGAGAACTACCACTGGATCGCCATCATCGAGGCATCCGAAGAACTGCTGGAACTCGGCATGCTGGAATACCGCAAAGCTATGCGCGCCATTGCGAACGGTTTCGACACTGGCGAATGGCCGGCGCCGATTACCGAAGACTACACCGAAGAACTTAACGATTTTGATATGCGCCGTCTCGAAGCGCTGCGCGTACAGGCATAAGGGGGAATAACAATGTCCAATTTAGTCGCAACTACTGAAAACCAGACCCAGAAGATCGACAACGTTTCTATCCTGACGAACGGTGAATTGTTCAACCGCCTGCGCACGCTCTCGGAAGTAATGGCCAATAGTGGAAACTTCGTGCCTGAGCATTATCGCGGGAAACCAGATGCGTGCATGGCTGTAGTGATGCAGGCAGCGCGTTGGGGTATGGATCCGTTTGCAGTGGCACAGAAAACCTTCATCGTGGGTAACTCAGGTGTGCTTGGCTATGAGGCACAACTGGTGAATGCGGTAATTAACACCATGGCTCCGACAAAAGACCGTATTCACTTTGAATGGTTTGGTGCATGGGAAAATATCGTTGGCCGCTTCATTAAAAAAACCAGCGGCAAAGGTAACGACTACATCGCGCCGGGCTGGGATTTGCAAGATGAAGCTGGCGTGGGCGTCCGCGCCTGGGCAACCCTCAAAGGAGAATCAGAACCTCGCGAGCTTGTGCTGATGCTTTCGCAGGCACAAGTCCGCAACTCTACACTGTGGGCGAGCGACCCCCGCCAGCAACTGGCCTATCTCGCAGTTAAACGTTGGGCGCGACTGTACTGCCCGGATGTGATCCTCGGTGTCTATACCGCCGATGAAATTGATGAGCGTGAGGAGAAGGTGATCAACCCCTCGCCTGTTGAAAGGGTCACCATTGATGAGATTGCCAGCAGTGCGGGAACATCAGCTAGTGCACAGGAATCAACCAAAAATATCGATCAGTTAGCCGACGATTTGCGTGACCGCATTGAAAAAGCAGTGACAGTCGACCAGGCAAGCGCAATCCGTGGCGACATCGAAACCCAAAAACCAACACTTGGTACCGCGCTATACACGGAACTGAAAAATAAAGCCGTTCGTCAATATCACCTGGCTGATCACCGTAACCGGGTGGAAGCGGCTATAAATTCACTGCCAAATCCTGGCGATCCGGAAGCCGCAGAATCGTTTGCTAAAGCCGAAGGTGTTCTCAATACCGCCAAACGTTACCTGGGCGATGAACTGTACGACCAGTTCCGCATCACCCTGGACGACATGAAACCGGAATACGTGGGCTAAGGGGGGCGGGAGGGCTCGCCCTCCCGGTAACGATATGACGAAAATTACTGAACGCGGAATGATTTTTAACGCTGAGATGGTGCGGGCCATCCTTGACGGCCGGAAGACGCAGACCCGGCGACCTATCAAATGGAAACAGACTCGGTTCACTGAAATTGGTGAGCGTGAAGACGGTAGCAAATGGCCGTGGAGCGAAGATGCAGAGCATGCTTTCGATTTCTGGCATCCATGTCCGTTCGGTTCCGTCGGCGATCGTATCTGGGTGCGAGAGACGTTTCAGGGGCCGCTATTCGATTTCGACCTTATGGATAGCTATTGCAAAGACTCAACTCCTTTTGAGAAGTCAGAGTTTTGTGTTTACAAGGCTGACGGCGTGCCTGCGCCAGAGTTTTACGATGCAGATGATGAACTGCATTGCTGCTGGCGACCATCTATCCATATGCCGCGCTGGGCCAGCCGCATTCTGCTGGAAATCACCGGCGTGCGGGTTGAGCGGTTGAAGAGTATTAGTGATCGCGATGCGCTACGCGAAGGGTGCAGTACCGCCGACATGAAGAGTGGCGACTGTGTGGCTGATGTGTTCGCGCGCCTGTGGGCGTCAATCTACGGCGACGAATCCTGGAATTCCAATCCATGGGTTTGGGTTATTGAGTTCAAACGAATTGAGGAGCTGACAGCATGAGTCTTAAACATCGATTACCTGAGCTGGAAGCTAGCATTGATCCCGCTATATTGCGCGCTGCCGCCGATGAATATTCGGATCTGCTTCTGACTTTGTGCTTGTGCATGAAGATGGCTGGCCCCACTCGGGCGAACGTGCGCGCCTGCGCCACCGGGCTTAAAAAGCGCCTGACAACCTGGCACAGCCAGAAAGAGCTCAATGCAATTCTGTCCAGTTGGGATCCCGTTGGCTATGTTCTCGGCCTCCGCCGGGAAGCGAACGACAACGCGCGCGCAGCTGGCGATCCGGTTGATGTCTTTGTGTGAGGTGAATATGCGACTGATTAACCGAAGCAAACAATCACCGCTGGGCCGCCAGGCGTGAGATGCGGCACTGGCAAAACATGTTGAGCTTTATGGCGATTATGGCAGGCAGAAAATGAAGCGGACCTATACCGTCGTGGTTCAGGGCACAAAAATCACTGTTGAGGTCGTTAATAGGAATTGCAGCTACGTGGCCACGGCCATGAACTGCGCCCGGCGGCTCCGGCATTTACCCGGTCAGGTTTCCTGATATCGGAATATCACCCTATCGGGCTTTGATGGCTCATATTAATCAAACTGGAGGTTTACATGGGACAGCTCGTTAGCTTAGAAGACTGGGCTTCCGGTCCTAATGGGTTTAAGCATCCGCCATCCAGAGCGTCGTTGCACAGAATTGCAAAAACGGGACAAACGATCCCGAGGGCGCTAAAGCTTGGTCGGCGATGGGTTATAGATGAAGATGCAAAATTCATAGGCTTAATCACATCGCCGGTTCTACCACCCCGCATGCCGAAAGCGGTTAAAACGCTAATGGAGCGAGTAATTAATGGCAGCCAGACCACGTGATCACAAAGTTAATATTCCAAATCTTTATTGCAAATTGGATAAACGTAACAGCAAAACTTACTGGCAATACCGGCACCCCTTAACCGGTCAGTTTATCGGGTTTGGCACTGATCAGGATGCGGCCAGTCAGGCCGCAACTGAACTTAATCGCCTGCTGGCACAACAGGAAACGGCTCAGTCGTTTGCCCTCATAGATATGGTGAATCATAAAAAGGTTAATTCAAAAAAATCCATACGGATGCGGGTATGGATAGACCGTTATCTAAAGATTCAAGAGGAGCGACTCAGTGATAACGAAATAAAACTTAATACGCTCAAATCGAGAAAGACATGCGTCGGTGTTCTTGCACAACGGATGCCTGATGTTGGGATACAGGAAGTAACCACGAAAATGCTTGCAGCCATTACCGACGAATATAAAGCCAAAGGTAAAGCACGAATGGCACAAACGCTTCGTAGCGTCTGGATCGATTTGTTCAGGGAAGCACAACATGCGGGCGAAGTTGAGCCAGGATACAACCCGGCACTAGCTACCAGAAAAGTCGTTGCTCGAGTAAACCGCTCTCGACTGAATTTTGAAATGTGGCAAGCGATCTTTGAAGCGGCCAGCGATATGGCCCCTTACGTTCAAAACTCCATGCTGTTGGCGATAGTCACCGGACAAAGGCGCGGTGATCTCGCCAAAATGAAGTTCTCAGATGTTTGGGATGGATACCTGCACGTTAAACAGCTAAAGACAGGTGTGAAACTTGCTATTCCACTCAGTTTGCGCAGTGAGGTGCTAGACATTAGCCTGGCACAAGTGATCAAGCGCTGTAGGGATCGGGTTGTTAGCCCGTGGCTTCTTCACCACGTAACGTCCAGCGGGAAAGTAAAAGCCGGCGATCAGGTTGGCGAGAACAGCCTTAGCGTTTCCTTCAAACTCGCAGTGGATAGCACTAACCTTTCCATTGAAAGAGGGAAAACAATGCCTACTTTCCATGAGCAGCGCTCACTGTCCGAACGTCTGTATGAGGCACAGGGAATCAATACCCAACAGCTGTTAGGACACTCATCAGAAAAAATGACAGCACAGTATCACAACGATCGGGGTCTCGATTGGGTGAAAGTAAAGGTGTAGCTACGTGAAAAATTGGGCCGTACCCCCATGCAAATTTAGCAAAATTTAAAGATTCATTTTGGGGAAAAGTTTTGGAGGGATTTTGGGGAAGAAAAAATCGAAAAAAAACCGGGCATCGCGCCCGGTTATCGTGTCAGCCCGAAATGGCC